CGAGCGCGACCGGCCTCGACGTGAACATGACCAACGCCAGCCAGATCGGCATGGACATCGACGCCGATGCCAATTCTGGAAACACTGGGATCGCAGTACGCACCTTCGACGGAATCGCAGGCCAGTTCGAGGATTCCTCCAGCATCTCGATCCAAGCCGACCTTCGCTCCTCTGGAGTCTACACCTTCAACGTCACGCCGGGCAGCGTCGAGCGGTACGCGGGCGCAACCAGCGTTGCCGCAGGCGCCGTCTGCCGAATCGGTGGCCCCTTCTCCCGCAACGGCACTGCCACCGGCAACGTCGGCACCGGCGCTGTGATCGACAGTCGTGACACCGTCACCGGCGTGATGGTCGTCGACGGCAGCGACCTCGCACTCTTCACCGGCAGCAGCCTGCCGACCGTCCCCAGCGGGAGCGGCTCGGCCTCCGAGCGACTGGCGACCCGCACCGTCGAGGGGCACCAGGGGCAGCACGATGCCGTCATCGCCGTGAAGTTGGCAGACAACGATGGCCGGATCCCCTGGCACTTCAAGCTCACGCCGCACAGCAACAGCAAGCGAGGTGCCAGCAAGAAGGCGACGCTCTAGCCGCCACGGTAAAGGGTAGAGGAAAGAAATTTCCTCTACCCTTTACCCGCGTGTAGAGAGAGAGCTCTATTCGGGAGAAAGTTTCCCGTTGACGGGAAAACTCTCTTTGTTACTTTCCATAGGTACAGTTCTATGGTGCTTATTACGGGCCTGCTAGATGGGCTTTTAATGAAAGGATAGTAATGGTGATTGAACTTCGGAAGAACAGGTTCAGCGATCGTACTTGGGCGTTCACGATGGATGCCGATCCTGATGATAGGATTGTGTTCGTTGCCTTGGGTAGAAACCGTTACGAGGTGTTCGGCGCTCGTTCTGGTGAAATCGTGGCAATGCCGATGGATTACTGATTCCATCGAAAGGATTAACCCTATCCTTCTAATTAGGGTTGCAGTAATGGTTGTAACTGGGTTCGATTTCCGGTACTGTGCTAAGGAATAACGGGCTAGAACCCTCTAGAAATATTGGGCACACCGTTGGAGATGTGGGTGTCATTGAATACGTTATTCCTGTTTCGCCACTATGGAGGTTCCAATGTTGGGATTCCGTAAAAAGGAAAAGAAGAAGGATCGTTCACTGGAACGGAAGATCAGAAATGACTTCTACGACAATCTGGTGAACGTTCCCCTGGAAGAAAGGATGATGTGATGTCCTTGATCGAAAAGGACAACGGCATCGTGATTGATTCCGAAACGCGAGAAATCGTCGGAGGAACGATCACCTACCTGATCACGATGTACGAATTCGATGATGCAGAAATGCAGAAATTCGAAGAATTCATGCGTGGTCAAGGAGTAGCATTGATCGGTAGTTCGGTCGTCTACTTCGGTTGTGACATCGACAGGTACTTCCGAATGGAAAGGGAAATGCGATGATGCATACCCTGACCGAATCGGAAGTTCCACGCTGCAATGTTGGAGGAATCCGCATTGATCGCAGCAATATGGGAGAGTTGGGAATTGTGTTTCGATTCTCGACAGAGGATGGATTCATCCTGCTCTCAGCGAATGAGATTGCAGCGATGAATTGCAGCGATGATCGAGGCAAAGAAGAAGTAACTCGTTAGGGCGAGTATAAACAGTGGATTAAGCCCTATAGCGTCGGCATTGGGCCGGGTTCCAGTAAAACGTTCTGGAAGTGGGAGCTACTTAGTGCCATTGGTTAAATTCCCAAAGGATTAGCGATATCCTACTAATTATCGCTCTATCCGTATTGGGTTGGTTCTTCCCTAACGAATAGTAATATGGAACCAGTGGGAGCTACTTAGTGCCAATTGAAAAAACAACTTGATCTAGTGGATAGACAAGTTGTAATAAGTTCCCTGTATCGGGAAGTAAATAATAGAACCGACTTGGCACCGATATGGTCATCCAAATGTCTGCAACGACGTTAAACTACGGAGCTAGGAGAAAGACCTAGCGTTAGATGGTGGACGTTACGCTGGTCCTAGTAACCATCTTCCTAACATTAGCTATCAGCCGTCCTGAACATGACGATAAACTGTTCATAACCCTTGACCCTGATACGTCAATAAACTATGTCTAATATCTCCCGGTGATTCTTAATAACTCGGGATATGTTACCAGTCAGCAGAAGAATTGACTGTCAGAGTGTAGCCTGAAAGAAATGTGACAGAATGGCGTAAGCTCTGGATTGAAAGCTGTCACCTCCCTAATCCGAAACGGTATCTGTGCGAAAGCCTTAGTACGTTGTCGGATACGGATTCCTCTGGTTTCTTCTTTAACTCACCGGCAGATTTCCGAAATTGTGCTAGTAGGTGCGAAATAACGCCGAAACCACAATTATCGGAATAACTAGGCCGAAACGGAAGAGAGTAGATACATTCGGTTCAGCGTCAAGCTGGATAGGGAGCTAAGGGAATTGTAGGTTCGCAGGTGGTTGGGGTAAGCCCTGGTAATTCCACCGCCTACAATTCCCTGTTCGAAAAACCTAGACTTTGAAAAAGTTGACCTTTGAAAAAGTTAACTTTAGAAAAGTTTAGTTTAAGAAGTTGGTGTGTTTAAAAAGCCAGCTTTGAAAAGTAGTCTTTAGAAAAGTTAGTTCTTTGAAAAGTAGTCTTTAGAAGAGGCTGCTTTAAGAGGATCTGGCTTTAAGAAAGGGATTATGGACATCGACAAGATTGCCAAGAAGTTGAACAACGGTGAGCGAATCACCGTTGAGGAATTCTGCGCCATCGAAACGTGGCGATCCGCCGAACGGGAGCGTATGCGCCGTTTGCGGTACTGAATTCCAAAAGTCTCCACTTGTCCGGTGGATTATATAACTGATAAGTTTGAGTGTGACAGCTTGAATGAAACAGTAAGGGGTCGTCAACCCTGGATACTCTAGGCCAGAGTATAAAGGCTCAGCAATGTTTCCTTTTATCTTGGAAACTTCGCCCCTGCCCATTTTGAATCGTGGGAGGAAAACATCCTTAGCGGGATGTAAATCAGGGTTAGGGTTTAATCAACCTTAGATGAGGGTAGATAGCACTAGGGATCAGTGCGCTTATGTATGATGCATAAGAGATATGCGGTTATCGTGAACCGACCTACCCACTATTCTTTGGCAGAATTAAAATGCACCACGCTGTTAGTAGCGGATGACTATATTGATCTGAAAGTCTCAGATCAAGAAAGGTAAACATGTTCACGATCAAGGAGTTCGGGAAGAACATCCGTTACTACTTCTTGAAGAAGGACGGAGAGAACTTCTTCCGATTCAGGCTCCACGAGCGTTTCAACTCCGGTAACGGAGAGAAGGAAACGGTGGTGGAGTTGACGTTCTCCAAGAACGATGGTTTCGTGTTGGACGAGTTGCAGAACCGGGACGACATGATCATCGTGCGATTGAAGAAGAAGTGAGTAAAAACTTCTTTTAGATTGGAGATTGAAATGGTGGACTAAAGAGAGTCCTGAGTCATGAGTTTAAACTGACTCCAAGAAACAACTCGTTTGAGCGAGTATAAACATGGACTTTGGTGTCATCGGTGATGATGATTACTGGGTTGTGGTGTTGGAGTGGGGATTTGATGGAAAGCACACCGTTCGGTGGCAGGACGTCGATATCGCCCACTGAAACATCCTTTAAGAAAGGGGTGTCTGATGACCGAACTCCAACGTATGGCAGAAACTCTCCGCAAGTTGGAGAATCTCAGGAAGGGAAATAGCTGATGCGTTTCCAGCGTGAGCGTGCAGAACTGAAGTCCATGTATTCCGCCGAGGCTTGGAAGTCTTGGGTGGATTACATGGATGATGTGGAGGTTTTCACAAATCTCCATTTGGCAAAGGAAGCCAGAAAGAGGGAATCATGACCGAATGGGAATGGTTGTTCTCCACATGGGGAAAGACGATGTAGCTCTGTTGCAAAAAGCAATTAGCTACCTTCTGTTTGAGCAGAAGTAAAAATAAGACCCTTAAGCTCAAAGCGGCTACGGCATGGGTGCAAATCCTCGGTTTAGAAAGAACCGTAAAAAGCAGTAAGTTGGTTGGTAAGTCAAGTCTGGTTGGGAGCCATAATCCCGTAAATAGCCTTTCCAGAGCTTACAGAATACTGTAAAAGAGAGCTTTCTACTCTCTACTCACTGTTGGGATTTAGAAGCTTAAAGGTGAATAATCTCACAGCCTTTAAGTGGGAAGCCAAAATGTGAGACTAGGGTAAGCTATTACCCTCGTAACCCAAAGGGCTTAGCGGTCCTAAATAGCCTCTGGTTTTCAGCATTAGTATAAGGGCATTGCGGTGAGTCTGTTTTAAACAGATTAGCTACCTTCGGTTAATGCGTCCCAGCATTCACTGGGAAGTTACAGGTTCGAATCCTGTATGCTGAACTAAGTGACGCTAGTATATCGCACTGATAAAGAACCGTTTAGGCCGTTCTTTAACAAATAATATACTACCTCCCACACTTGTTGCGAGAGATAAGGATGCCAGAGGAAACTCTAGGCTTTGCAGCAACTATGACTAGTGCGAGGCTATGTAAATCTAGCGGTATGTGACACCGACTAGTCTTAGTGTATTCCCGCACCACTTTAAGTGCGAAGTCAAAAGTGGATCGAAAAAAGTCCTTCTGTGGGAGCGGAAGGCAAATTCGCTTTAAGAAAGGAACATTAAAATGTTCGATGAACTCGCTCGTTTCATTGCGATGTTCTACTTCGCTGAGAAGATCTATGCCGATCATTGGTATGGTCGCACTCAGAACGAGGACGCATTGTGGAATTTGTTGGGAGATGAGGAAACTCACCTTTACAACGATTTCATGACCATCTCCCGAATGGAGAGAGTGCGATGAATCGTGTATCTCCGTTTAGTACCAAGGATAGAACCCTTTCAGGTTTCTATTACTGGAAAGCAAGGCTTGCATATGCTTGCTTTCTGGACGCTGAGGATGATTTCCCACGGGATCGAGAGTACCGAGAGGAAATGCTTGCAGAGTCAGCTTACTACCAGATGATTGGTCGTAAGCTTTACAATGAAGAGAGGGTTCTGTATGATCATCGTAATTGATGATGAGAGAACATTCGCTTGGTATGGTGCTGGTCGTGGAGAAATCCGTTATGCCAGGACTTCATCCGAGGGAATTGTTTCCATTGCGAAAGCATGGACGAATTACTCTCTCCGATTCGGAAACATGGTTGATCTTTATCTTGACCATGATCTGGGAGAGAACGATACGATCATGCCCGTTGTGGACTTTCTTTACTCTGCTGCAAATGTAGAGGCAAAGGGTTCCATTACTGGACTTACGATGTTTATTCAGAACATCTACATCCATTCGCAGAATCCGACAGCAGGAGATACAATCATTCCTTTGCTGTCCCCGCTTTTCAACAATGTGCAGAGAATTGCACTACCGGAGTTGGTCTGATATAGCCACCTTTACACCATTTGTGTTTGGGAAAGTAAAGTATATCCGACGCCCGGTCGTAAGATCAAAATCCGGCGGCAAGCTATTGCCGATAGTGCGACAAGTGACCACAAATAGCACCACCGGGATATAACAACAGTTTGCAAAACTGTGGGTTAGATTCTTTGCAGAGTAAGTTGCAACGAAATGCAAAGAATTAGGAGTTCGAATCTCTTTATCTCGTCTATGGATATGAAAGAAGAAATTGAGGTGCCAGCCGAATTCGTTGAATTCGCTAAGGTTTGGCACGATGGACAATGGAGTAGTCTTTATTCGGTCGCTTCTACTGGCCGAATCAGGATGAGTGATATGTTCAATCTTTACAGTGAAATTGAACCTGCTGCTGTGTATGATGCCATTGGTGAATCCAGTGGAGTCGAGTATGCAGACTTTGAAACGTCGAATCGTTTCGTCCTTTGGTCCGATCTTTATCTCACCGATGAGTGGTGGGAAGAAAAGGAAAAGTCATGAACTTCTTCAATGAAATGGCAGTAGATGAGTATTCTGCCATGAAGCGTCATCTGGATCGTTTGAAGTTTGTCTTTGGACCGACTTCACCTGAATATGTCAAGGCTAAGGAGAGCTTTGATCATGTTCAGGAATTTCTGGACAACAACGAGGGAGTGATTTACCGTGATGGTGAATTGTCCCTCCTGTTTGTTACGTTCATTACTTGTGGTATCATTTGGTTTCGTGATAAGAATCCACAGTATGAAGGAATGTATTGTCAGCCTGGAACTTGGAGCATTCACTCGTGATGAAGCATCAAATTACCGTTTGGTTTGTTGGAGACAATCCAGCAGAAGCATTGACAGGATTGGTTTTTGATGATCCTGAATGTGCCGAAGAATTCCGTTCCGATAACGGATACGAAGCAGTTTATTCGTTTTATGCAGTAATTGACCTCAACTCGGTTGAAAGAGTGGAATGAATCATAACTCGGCAGTCCTAATTCGTGAATTTGAAGAGGATATGCTTCCTCGTAAGAAGAAGCGTAAGAAGAATGTGAATCCTCTTCTTTGTTCAAGTCTGGACAATATTGGTAGGCATGTTCCTACCGATGATGGTTCAGCATGTAAGTATTGTGGTGAAACAATGATCGGAATGAGGGTGGTATCATGAGTGAGCGAGCAAGAATTACTGGAGCAGCTTTTAATCTTCCTGATGACTTCGTGGAAGATACTGAAGCTCTTACCGTTACCCATAATTACTCGAATAAGCCAGATCATTACTCGTTGAGTATTGGCAACCATGAAATGTGGATTCGTGGTAGCAAGGAATCACTTACGAATCTTGTTGATTCGCTGGTCTATCGTATCAACCATCTTCCCGGTGATTGATATGACCACAAAGTGTAAGCATCGTAAGAAGTCATACAACGATTCTGTCTTTGCTATGGCACAAGAACTTAAGAAGATTCAATCACGGAAGGTTCAGTAATGACTTTTCGCGAATGGGTTGAGACTGGATGGTTTTGGATTCCATTCGGTGCGATTGTGTTAGCTGGTTTGTATATTTGGTGGTACGAACGATAATCCGCCAGTGCAAACCTTTATGACAATCTTCTTTATAGTTACAGTCTTCTGTTTAACGGAAGCCCGAAAGGGTAGAAAGAAGCGGTAAAGTGAAACTTGAAGCCAGACAAAAAACTGGTGATGTTCTCGCAAATATTGATGCACTGATTGGTTCAGTTAACAAGACTTCTGCAAAGATGCGTTTTGAGAATCTTCTTCCCACCTGCGAAATTGGTGAAGAAATTGGTGACAGGTTTGTGGAAAGTGGTGCGGTTTGGCCTCATTACATGAACTTCAAAGTTGATACAGAAACTGAGGACCGATGGAATACTATCGGTCGTCAACGAGAAGCTGGTTACTGTCGAGAAGTGAACTGCGAATGTCATAATGAAGCAAAAGATGAAGTAATCGGAATTTCTCAGCCTTTCATTCTCGACCAAGAAGAATTTGAACAGTATCAAGAAGGTGAAATTGAGCCTACACCAAATGATCTTGATGCACTGGATTACACGATGAACTTTTTCGGTCGTGAAAATGTCGTTCTTCGAATTGACTACTACGATAAGTCAGTTGATCTAGACTTTTTCTTCTGGACACCAGAAGATGGATGGAGTGTGTACGATTATGACTAACATGAAAGCCCCGCACGGTTGTAATGCGAGAGAACAGGAATATCATCTTTTAGATGTTCCAGATCATATCAACGCTATTGGATACACTCCTGATGGATGGTTGAATGAATACACGCTGATGTGTGGATACCAGGAGTATTTGGAAGTTTACAAGACTTCCTTTAGGCTCTACTCTGAGCATGGGGCTACCCATGTTATTATCTTCGATGATTCTCGTGACTGGCCCGAAGCCCGTATCTGGGAAACATTCGATGATCTTAACAAGGCACGGGAATTCTATGCTACTAATGTAGGAAGGGTGCGTGCTGAAAATGGCGCTCTCCAGCCTGCTCAATAAGCATACAGATGCACAAATTCGCCGTTTAGCTTGTGTCGAGAAGGTGGCGAGTAATCGTCAGTTCCATGAGCTAATTAATCAATGCCGTGAAGCGGTAAAGGAATGGGATAATGTTCCAGAAGTTTGAAGTAGGAGGTTGCCTCCGAGATGAATTTAAGGGCATTCCTTCTAAGGATGTTGATTTCGCAGTAGAAGCTCCTAGCTTTGAAGATATGCGAGATGAGCTTATCGAAGATGGTTTCGAAATCTTTGAAGAGCGCCCTGAGTTCTTTACTATCCGTGCAAAGGTTCCTAAGGGTAACCCTTTGGAGAACCGTACAAGGGTCGCAGACTTTGTGATGTGTCGTAAGGATGGTCCTAGTTCCGATGGTCGTAGACCTGATTTCGTGGAGCCTGGAACCATTTTGGACGACCTTGCACGTCGTGACTTTACTGTGAATGCTATTGCTCGCAATGCAATCACTGGTGAGATTATTGATCCCCATTGTGGAATTGATGATCTTGAGATCGGAATTCTCCGTTTCGTTGGTAATCCTGAGGATCGAATCCGTGAAGATGGATTGAGAACTCTCCGTGGTTTCCGTTTCTTTATCACAAAGAGTTTCTTCTTTGAGGCACAGACTCGGAAGGCTTTGATGTCTCCCCTCGCTCTTGAAATGTTGCAGGATATTTCTGTTGAGCGAATCGTGGATGAGGTGACAAAGATGTTTAGTTGTGATACTCTCATGACTCTTGATCTTCTCTGTCATCAGGTTCCTCGTGAGATGACGGAGTTTCTTTTCAGTGCTACCGGCATTCGTTTGAAGCCTAGCTTGAAGGAAGGTTGGTAATGACGAAATTCATGATTGGTACTCTTGTTGTTATTCTAGGGGTGCTTGGTGGTCTACTCTACAGTCTTAATGAGGTTGTAGAGGATAGTGGCTCATTGACCACTGTGAAGATTCAGGATGCCCAATTGGGTTCCTCGACTCAGTGTCTGAATATCCAACCAGAGAATGATTCTTTGACAGATATGCTTTCTGCTGGTCATACTATTGACTATCGGGAAGATGTCTGGTATATTGATGGCATTCCTGTTGGTTATGCTGTTCAAGAAGATGAGCATTTCGCTCTCTGTGCAGATACAACTCTGATGAACGAGTGGTTCGGAAACTAAGGAGAGTAAATGACTCTATCAACTGACATTGCAGGTGGACTCTACGACGATGATCTTGATGAGATTATTCGTTCTGTGAAGTTCCGTAAGGATACCATTGCTCGTGCGATGGTGAATACTTTGTCGCCCGGTGATACCGTGGTGATTAAGGATTGCTCTCCTAAGCTTCTCATTGGTAAGCGTGCTACGATTGAGTACGTTGCCGGTGACAAGATTCAGGTGAGGCTTCCTATCCTTAACAATAAGAAGTGGTCCAATGCTTCTGTTGGCGTGAAGGCTAATATGATCCAGAAGGTCGAAGTCTGATGTATTGGACTAATTATCTATTCCGCAAGACAGTGGAAGCTGAGTATCTGTTTAAGTATGCTTCTTTCGGTACCCCAGAATCCGAAGAACATACTGTCACCAGAATGCGTGATGAGGGATGGCTTGCAGAACCTATTTCAGATATGGCTCTGCAAGCTATCAAGTCAACGGTAGTTGTAGAGGGATTGTTTAAGTAAACAACCGCTGGCACACCGGGTAATAAATAGTGTGCTACATGCCCCGTTCGTCTAATGGCTAAGACGCAAGGTTTTCATCCTTGTAATAGGAGTTCGATTCTCCTACGGGGTACTATGATAGTTCCAATGGATAGTCTCAAAGAAGGTGACATTTATGAACTCTACATTCCAGAAGGCTGGGATAAAATTTCCCCAGAATATCTGGTCTGCGGAGTAGGTAAAGGTATACTTTTAGTAAAAGTGTGCTATCCTGATGAAAGAGAACTGTTCAGGTTCGTGAAGATTTTCTACAATTTCAATAACTACTGCACAAGGGTAGTAGTTCGATGAAGGGAAATAAAGTGACCGTAAAGCCAATTCATGATGTCGGTGAGTTTCTTACTACTTTTAAGATTGATGAAGAGTTTTCTGTCATCAATTCTTGGAAGGGTAATCCCGCTGGCGTTACTACGCTGAGGCTCCTTGGATTCTACACCTACGATAATGCAGATAGTTCTCTGCATGGTGCTTGGAAGGCCAGGGTTCGTAACGAATCCACTAACTATGAATATGACACGTTCGTTGGTGATCTTGTCAACAATCTTCATGGTTGTTTCGCAAATCGAAGCGATGCGGACCAGGAGCTTCTTAAGCGATTGATTACCGCTGTAAATGAGAAGCAGGGTTGTAAGCGCATCTGCTGTTCTTATTGATCGAGAGGGAGAACAATGAAGTTCACCGACATTGCAATTCGTATTGCTTTGGAGGCTCACGGTGGTGAAGTTAATAAACATGATGGAGAACTGTATATCCTTCATGTTCACCGTGTAGCATCCAATTTCAATCCCATTACCGAACCTCTTAAGTATGCAACTGCTTGGCTGCATGATGTGGTTGAGGATACAGATGTAACTGCTTGGGACATTGAAGGTGCCCTTTTTGCGGCAGAAGATTTGGCTGATCTAAGAGATGGTTGTGCAAACTATGTTCGGACAGCCGTTGAATTGCTTAGCAAGGATGGGAAGCTTTCTAACGATGATTACTATCTTCAGATCCGAACTAATCCCATTGCTCGTGCAGTGGTGCAATTAACTATCTCAGGAATGATGTGAATTCTTTTACAACCGTGAGAGTTGTAGAGCAAACTTAATGGTTTCTGGGGGTATGGCGTAATTTGGCAGCCGCGCTTGACTCAAAATCAAGTGGAGAAATCCGTACGGGTTCGAATCCCGTTACCCCCACTAAAGGAGATATGATGCACGCTATTTCGAATGGCAAAAAGGTCGATTGGAATGGGACACCGACGAAATGTCCTAGGTGGAATCCCTGTTACGTTCCTCGTGGAGCAATGTTCGTTAAGTTTCTGAATGGTAAGATTCAATCTTATCATTGGGATGACCACTATCATAAGCCCACTGATTTTATCGCTGACTACTAGGAGTAAATGATGTCGTACAGGTTAGTCAAGAAGGGTACAATCCTTACTGACGATAATGGCCGCAAGTATGAAGTCTATGATATTCGTAACATGGTTCATACTGTTGTTATCCCGAATCCTGAAGATGAAGATTATGGTTTCCATGTGGGAATTGATTTCTCTATGCAGGAAGCCCAGGACATGCTATGGAAGGAAAATGCTAATGCCTAAGTTGCGTACAGTTTCTGGTCATGGTTATACGGTTCGTGTCTTTATGAGGACTATTGACGGTGGAGAGATTTACGACAATGTGAATATCTCTGCTAAGTCTCTTCAAGAGGCATACGAGATTGTCAATACCGATCTGCCTATTCGTGCAGAGTTCTTTCTTCGCTATCCTGATGCTATCAGTTTGGATATTGATGGTGGTTGGGTTAAGCCTTTACGGTGTTCTGATCATAATTGGCAGTGGATTAATTCTGATCATGATGAATGCCTGACTTGTGGCCGTCGTAGGTATGTCAATATTATTAGGAAGATGTTCCGTTCCTTTCCTGAGAGAATCCTCAGGTAGGAACTCAGCAGGTTTCTGGCCCCAGGGTGGGAGCCGCACCAACGGAGGAAATAAATGAGTGCTTCTGAGAAGCAGGTTAACTTTATCAAGAACCTATACGCTGACATTACCAAATTTGCAGCAGAGACTGATGCAGAAACTGCACAACAGGTTTCTGCTGAGATTGTTGATGTTAAGGACATTCTGGTTAAGGCTCTTGGAGATGAGGATATCTCCTTTGCTGACGCTAAGAAGGTTATCCCGATTCTTATCTCTGTAAAGGATAAGATTAAGCCTGCCAATGCCACCGAGATTCGTTGGAAGAAGGTTGGTAATGATTGGGCAATCTCTGGTGATGCCTCTGTGATTATTGAGGGTGCTGAGGTTGAGGTTACTTCTAAGAAGGGAACCCAGACTGTCAAGATTGGGAAGATCCTTTCTACTGATGGTAATAAGACCCTTGCTCTTCCCTTTAAGGAAGATGTTTCTAATGTCACCCCTGGTTTCTACCATAAGGGTGATAAGATTATTGAAGCCTACTTCACTAAGAATGGTTTTCTTGTTGCTCGTGAGATTACTCGTGATGGAAAGCGTAATTATATCGGCAAGGCTGGTTTGGCTGGTCTTGGTGAGAAGCTTTCTTTGGAAGAGGCTAAGGCATTCGGTCGCAAGACTGGCGTTTGTATTGCTTGTGGAGCTCTCCTTACTGACCCTGTTTCTATTGAGGCCGGCATTGGACCAACGTGCGCTTCCAAGTGGGGATTAGGTTGATTTAATATAGTTTTTGTGCTATAATAAACACATGGACGAATGTATTAAATGGAACGGAAAACATAGACAATCTGATGGTAGGCCAGTAACTGATGATAAGCAATATGCTTATAGATATCTTTGGGAACTGGAATATGGTCCACTAGACAGTGACTTAATGCTGCACCATAAGTGTGAAAATTCATGGTGTGTTAATTTAGACCACCTAGAACCTATGACTCAATCACAACACATGAAAGAGCATGGTTTTATTAATGGTGATTGGGGTCAGAAGGATAAAACTCACTGTCCTCAAAATCATGAGTATTCAGAAGAAAATACCTATGTCTTTACAACTAAAGAAGGGTATGTTGAGAGACATTGTAGAACTTGTCGGAAAGCTGCAAAGAAAAAGTATAATGCAAAACTAAAAGCAGCTAAACTCTAGTGTGCTGGAAAGTGGTGAATAAGTGAACGATCTATTGAATCTCCTTGGTGATATCTCTAAGGAGGCTGAACCAAAGATTCTTGATGATGGCTTTATTGAGTTCTCATCTCGTGCAGAAACTGATTGGGTGCCGGAATTGCTTCCTCAGCAGATTACTCTGCGTGGATACCAGATTGCGGCAGTCGAGACTATCGTGAAGTTTAAGCGTGGTATTCTTGGCTTTGCTCCTGGCATGGGAAAGACTCCTACTGCTCTCACTGCAATTGCGAATCTTGACGGTAAGACGGTTATTGTGATTCCTCCTTCTCTGACCTACGATCCTTGGGAAAAGGAAATCAAGAAGCTTTTCCCTCATCTTCGTTATGAAGTTCTGCGTGGTCAAACTCCTTCTGTTATTGACAACAATCTTGATGTTGTTGTGATCGGTGATTCCGTTGTGAATTACTGGAAGGGTGAGATTGCTAAGTGGAATCCTACGACTTTGGTTGTTGATGAGGCTCAGCGTCATAAGAATAAGTCTGCTAAGCGTGCAGAGGCTACCTCTGAGATTGCAGAAGTTGTTCGCAAGAACAGCGGTGTTGTTATTCTTATGACTGGTACTCTTGCTACCAATGATGCCGAAGAAGTTTGGATGCCTTCACAAATTGCTGGCATTGCTACTTCTATCGTCGGTTCTTCCTCGTACAATAAGTGGTGTAACCGCTGGTGCTTCATGGAAGATATGATGGTTGAGAAGCACGTTAAGGATAAGGACGGCAAGAAGTCTAAGAAGTCTGTTTGGATTCGTGTTCCTAACGGTTGTAAAGATCCTGTTGGACTGCATGAGGCTTTGCGTTCTACCGGATACATTCGTATTGAGCGTGAAGATGTTCTCGATATGCCTGATAAGCTGTTCGTGGAACACGCTATGATGCCGTCTAAGCCCGGTCTTAAGGAGTACGGCAACATTCTGAACAACTTCACTGAGTGGCTTCTGGTGAACGGTGGAAGCGCCGCAGTGGAGCGTGTGAGTGGTTCTGAGAAGCTTGTTCAGCTTGGTAAGTTGGTGGAGTATGCCGCACTTGCTAAGATCGAATCCTCCGCAGAATACGTTGCAAATATGGTGGAGCAGGATGAGCAGATTGTTGTGATGGCTCACCATAAGAGCGTTGTTGCAGCGTTTAAGGCTGAACTTGGTAAGTTGAAGATTCGCTCAGTGACCTTTACTGGTTCTGATTCACCTAGTCAGAAGGCTACGAACATTGACCGCTTTAAGAGTGGTGAGGTTCCTGTCCTGATTGGTAATATCAGTTCTGCTGGTACTGGACTGAACCTAGAGAACTCGGCTAATCTTGTTTTCATTCAGCTTCCTTGGAGTCCTGCTGAGTTTGAGCAGGCTTCTGATAGAATCTACCGTGTTACGCAGACTCGTAACTGTACGATTCATACGCTTTACGCAGCTAATACTGTGGAAGAGCATGTTATGGAAGTTCTCAGTAAGAAGGCTGTTGTCACCGAAGGTATTAATGCCGGTGTTGATAATGGTCCTGACTACACTGAGTCCTTTGTTGATGAAGTATTCGAAATGATGATTTAAGGAGATTCATGAATTTTACATTGGGCGTGTGGGATGATTGGGAAAGTCACTATAGATCTTATTGGGATGATATTGATGACCAAGCAAAGAAGCTTGATTATGTTTATCCTAATTGGTTCAACGAAATTGACCTTGATCGAATGGACATGATTGACAGTGAGAATTGTATTCTCATGCAGCTTTTCGGTGAAGTTTGGATGACGGCTGAGTACCTTGGTCTTGATTCATTGTATTTCGCTGGTGGTGATATCTGGTGGTACACTCAGATTCTTAACAGAAGGAATAATCATGAAGTCTCGGAGTCCAGAGAAGATGTGGCGGATCAATCAGACCGCTCACACCTTTAAGGATAAGCGTAAGGACGCCTCTAAGAAGGCTTGTCGAAAGGGTAACTGGTAATGAGTGATTACGGATGGTTAATTACAGAGGGTAGTCCCGACATCGGTTTAGATGTTGAGACTGGAACCAAGGGTCCACGAGATATTCTGGATTCTTTGGAAGCCCTTCTTGACAATGGTTCTGGTGAACAGTTCCGCATGTATGATGACGATGGTGAGTGGTATTACACTGGTCGTATCGTTGGGGAATACGATGGCTTTGAGCCTTTGGATGATTACGGTATGCCAAATGCTGGTTGTACCGAGATTAAGTTTCTTTCTGATGGCAAGTGGACGACGATCTAATCGTTTTTCCATAAAAAACAAATAGTCCGTTATATTTAGTAAGGATGAACATGACTGTAGATGAAGTGACACCGGCAATTAGGAAGTTTACCAACGATGTGTTGAAGGTAAACGTGAAGAAGGGTGCAGAGTTTCTTGATGAGCATTGGCCTGGGTGGGCTGGCGCTATTAATGTTCGTAAGTTGAATCTTTCTGCGGGCACGCCCACTAACGGTACGGGCTGCGTTCTTTGTCAGCTTGACAACTATCTTTCAGAAGATGGTGAACGACTGCCGAAGGAGAAGTTGAGCGTTGATGAATTCGGCAGTTATAATGATGCTGTCGGAATCATTCAGTATGAGGTTGATGGGGACTTTGATGGGACTGAGTATGGATTTGACCTGTCGAATCGGTACTATTATGAGTTTCCTCTCCCTGGCTTGACAGCCGCTAAGGAGTATGCTATCCTTGATGAACTCTGGGAAGCAGAGATTGAAGAAAGGGTTAGTAATGGAAGCACCGTTTAAGGTATCGTATAGTTTCCCAGGCAATCCAGAGATTGATGCTAATGAAGCTAAGTTCTATACGGAGAAGGCAGCACAGGAATCATTCGCTGCTTTATCTGCATCCTTGGTTCCTGATGGCGCAATCGTGAGTGCATATGGATTTGAGCCTGGTAAGTAATTTATATCTCCACTGACCCGGTGGACAACAACCCTAAGAGACTGATAAGATAAAGATGAGTTAACTAGTCATAAAAAAGTGATTCGTAACGTAAGGCTAGATAGCGTTCCTTCGGGATAAAACTTTCTCATCGTTATTGAAACAGTAAGTTACTCTGACGAGAGTAATGGGTGCAAGGGTAGGTATGCAAGTGGCTGAAGCAAGCGGTCTGTAAAACCGTGACGTAAGATACATCGTTGGTTCAAATCCAACTCTGCCCACTATAGCTATTAAAGATAGAAAGATAAGGTATGGCTAACTCAAATGAATACATGAGAGAATATATGAGAGAGTATTCTGCTAAGCGCAGACTTAAGGCTCTGGATTATCTCGGTGGCATTTGTGTTAACTGCAAAGGTCAAGAAGATCTTGAAATTCACCATATAGATCCTAAAACAAAGTCCTTTACAATAGCTAAAGGATGGCATCATTCTTGGGTAAAGATAGTAGCGGAACTTAATAAATGCGAAATTCTTTGTGATGAATGTCATAAAGATCATCACAAAGTTATAAATGAACATGGAACTACGCGTCGCTATTGGCAGGGATGTAAATGATGTAGCGACTGCAAAGCAGCATATAGTCTTTATATGAAAGAATGGAAACAATCTAAAAAGTAATTCTAGGGAGTATGAGATAGTGGACGATTCTAGCGGACTCTTAATCCGCCGTGGCGAAAGCCCCATCCTGGGTTCGAACCCCAGTGCTCCCACTTAAACATTATCTAAGTAGATCAGGGTTCGATTCCCTGGGGGCCTACTAGAAAACAAAAGGAGAGTTAAATGAAAGCATTACCCAAAGAAGGTTATCTCGGTTATGATGATCTGATTAATTCAATGGAACTCACCACTCTCGTTGAGGGTATGGACCACGATTATCAGGGTGACTCATACTACCTGTTTGAGAACGACGGACAGTATGGTTTGCTGATCTTCGGTTGGGGTTCATGCAGTGGTTGTGACGCTTTAGAAGCAGCTTACAATGATTATGATCAAATTGTTGCTTTGCGTGATGACCTTTGGAATTCAATTCAGTGGATGACTCGCACTGAAATGGTGCAGCATATCAACGCTAAAGATTTCAATGGTGAATTCTATATGTACACCGATGAGGGTAAGGCTTTTGTTAAGGCTATCAAGGAGTGGGCTAGTTGAGCAAAAAAAAGGATGAAGATTCCTGGCGTTACGGTGGAATTAAGCGCCGTGATTTCCGTCATGCTCATGATGAACCTGAGGTTCCTCGACACCAGGGTAAGAAGAAGAATACAAAGAAGTTTTGTAAGGGTAAGCAAGGTGTTGAGCATGTAAGTGTTCGTAGAGCTAAGACTTACAAGAACAGTAAGGGTGAGACTAAGACGATGTATCACTACATCGAATGCGAGAATTGTAAGAAGCGTTTGCGCTTTGATTGGAGCTTTTAATGGATGATGCATGGAATACCGTTAGTGATGCGGTCGATAATGCTAAAGGTATGTATTGGGATGGTTGTCACAAAATCTATTTAGCTATGGATGATGAACAGGCAACGGTCCAAGAAGAATATGGTTACGAGTATTACGAGCCTAATCTTGATCTTTTGAAATACTGGTTTGATCAGAGTTGTTGGTTGAAGTTTGTTCAAGCTGTTTCCTATAACAAGGAAGATCCTAATGCTGGATATGTTTCCTTAATTCCACAGTTTGCTTTTGAAGAGGATGAAGGATATCACGATATTGATGATTAATGTTTAGCGGGTATGGCGTAATTGGTAGCCGCGCCAGACTCAAAATCTGGTGTCCTTTGGGACGTATGGGTTCAAGTCCCATTACCCGCACTGCTTGGGAAGCTGAACTACACTTAAGGAAAGTAATCCAGTTCATCATTTAGAGTATAGGAGTAAGTAATGAGTGAGATTGCAATTACATCGACGCCGCATACTGGAATTCATAAGAGTCCAGCAGCGGTAGATTATATTGGAAGTGCATTTGTCGCAGTTGTATTGACTGCGATTTCTTATTTAGTAGCTACAATCTTCGGATGGGTAGAGACTCTTGATTACTTGGAAGTCTTTGCGGTATTGACCTCTTATGCTTGCACATGGCTTTGTGTGAAGCAGCGTAGATTCAACTATGTTCTTGGTGTGATTAGTTCAGCGGTTTGAATTATGTGTATATCACTGATGAAAACTTTATCATGAGAGATGCACGATCACGGTTCGCTGCGATGGATCTTTTTGATAAAAGTGCAAGTAAGCTTTTTTACGAAAGGGTGAAGTAATGGATGTCAATTGGGAATCCGAAGAGGTTGATAGGTGGTTTGCTAATGATGAGCCACTGTATCATTTCATGAATGAAGTTCTTGATTCAAACGATGACGAAGGTGCTGCAAAGCAACTCCAAGAATTTGCCAGAGATATCTGCCAGGACTTTGGAGACTTCTGTGGTTTGAGCGCAGAGCAGTTGGACCGTGTGGATTGGGATTATGTAGTTAAGGAGAATAGGTGAATTTTGTAGTAGTCTTTACAGGAGTGAATGTTCTGCCTCGGACCTTTGAGACAAAACAAGAGGCAAAGGACTTTAAACATGAACATCAGTACGGCAAGTTTGCTACGGTACTTCCATTGAAGGGAACCTTTACGGAATGATTAATCTACCCACCACAGAAAAGGAATTTATTGAAGAGATTCTAGCAATCTTGGATGAGTCTCCTCATTTACATAACCCAACGAGGCTGTATCCTGATCCAGTACGAACAGGATGGTTGGGATCAGTCTGTTTCTATAACAGACCACGAGAAGCAACAGAACTTTCTGCGGATCATTGTGCTATTGGTTTTTGGCTTGTTAACCATGATTTTCCAGTTGAGGAACTTGATTTAGTTGCCTGCCCTGCCCATTATGCTTTTATTGCTCTAGGTCTGCCCGAAGAGTGGATCTATGGGTTTGGCGATTTAGCTGATGGTGTCCAGTCTCTTGTTGATGCAAAGCCATATCCAGAAGCTAAGACTCCACTCAGTTGGGGTGAGGCAGCAAAGAAGATCCGTTCATTTTACGAGACAGAATTGAGTTGACATGAGCGAGACAAGGGTATATACTGTAATTGAGACTGAGGCTTCCGAAGACCTTGAATATCATTTCGAGTGGTTCGGCAGTAAGACTGTTATTGTCACCAGTGACGATGGTGAAGATATCAGTTCGTTCAGTTTCATGGATCAGCCGACATTGGCTCAGGTTGTAGAAGCCTGCGAAGGATGGGAGTATGTTGATGAACGCACGCAAGGTTAGGGAACAGGAAGTAGAAGAGTTCTTTGAGCGTCAGCGTCAGGAACGTGAGCCTCGCTATCCTCTTTTAAAGGATAGAAAGACTCGTTGGAGTTAGCAGTCATCATCCTTTTCTGTATTATATACTTCTGTTTATTAGAAGTAAGAAAAGGAAGAAAGAAAAAATAGGTCTGGCATAGCCGTAAGTATGCCATCATGCGTTCGTAGTCGGGCAGGGCTTCTACCCCTCGTCGCCGTAAAGCAAAATCTACCCTGCGGGCCGGATGCCCAGACAGGACTTCTAATCCAGTCATGCTAGGTTCGACTCCTAGGCAGGGTACTCAATTAACAAGCTATAGTATGTATCGTCTGAAAACTTCTTATCCGTAGCTGGAGTTGAAAACACAGGTTCGAATCCCACCGGGCGCACTCGTTTAATAGGAGATAAAATGAAAGAACCTAAAGAGTATTACATCTTTACAAGCTTTGACTTCCTACCTCTTTCTAGAGAAGAACTTGTTATCTTTACCAAAGAGTTAGCTTTGAAGCTTGTAAGGAATTACAAGGGCCACGACATCAGCGTAATGACTGATTCGAAGCGTGGTAAGATTGGTATGAGACAGGACATTTATTCTGATAATATTGCAGATGCAATGCAGATCGTCCTGGGTAGAACATACAATGCTCTCCACGATGTTAGCGTTGATTTAGGATATGACTGTGTTGACCTTGATTACTTCATGAAGAATGCAAAGTCAACGATGGACGTACATGAACTTAAAGGAGAATCATGACGACGATCGCATTTGTTAACTGTGATACCTGTGATGATGGTGAACGTAAGGCCGTGCCTTATACGGAGATTACATTGGTTTGTAATCAGGATACGCAGAAGTGGACGTACACTTATCAGTGTGATAGTTGTGGACGTAGGCAGGTATTCCCGTTAGATCAGACCCTGGTTCTGGCAATGCAGGCTTGTGGTACTGAGACTTTGGTAACAAAGAATCCTGTGTTGTCTCGTCGTCCTTATGGGCCTCCGTTAGATAACACCGATCTTAGCTCGTTTAGAGTTTCACTGAATCAGCACGACTATTTAGCTGCTTACGCTGAGGGATAATATGAAAACACTTTATACTATTGCATGGATTGTATTCAGCATTATCGCTGTAATCCTAATGATTACAGGAGAAGATTATTCTCAAATTACAATGAATCTAGTTCTGGCTTTAATGTTCTATCAGTATGCAAAGGACGAAGAGTAATGCAAGGACAATACACAATTGAACGTAAGGTCGCTGATCTTGAAGAAGGTTATGAGTTTGAATCTAACCGTTTTATTACAGATAAGAGTGATGCTGGTGCTTATGTAACCTATAAGTCACAAGATGGATCTGTTCGATACCTTGATCAGTATGTCTATGGTGCCAGATGTAAGATTTGGCTTAATGCAAGTAAGGTTATCCCTTGTGTTGTAGACTTTGTTCCAGATTCACATAGAGAACTTTGGATTCAGCTACAGAAGCTTGGTAAGTGTTTCTTGGAATACTATCCCGAAATTGATTTGTGGGTAGTTAGGTTCCCAGAGAATCCTACACTTCATACTCTCATTGAGCGTGATGGTGGAATCCATGCAGCCGAAGCAATTGAAATTATGAGCCAAGAATTTGTTGCAATTGGAGTGGTTTATAACGGTCATCGTTGGTTTGACTGTAGAGATGTTACAGACTTTAAGAAGATTTCAGATGACGAAGCAAGGAAGTTGATGAATGAAAACAATTGAGATTGAAAGAAATGTTCACAATCCTCCTTATGGCAGGAAGACTCTTACTTATTACATTAGAGCGGTTAACGTAACGAATGATATTCGTCGGCCAGAAACCGGGACGCTCTTACGTCAAACTGCTCTACAGCAATTCTCTTCACCTAATGGTGGGGGCTTTGCTAAGTTCAAGGGCGATCCCGAACTAGAGTGGCATGAGGATTACATCGAATCTTATGATGAAGTTGAGCCGGGTTATGCTCGGGTAATTATTATTGAACCGTATCTAGACTAGGAGTTAAGATGAGTGATTCACCTTTTAATGAAGCTGGCGAGCCATACATGACTGCTGCTGAGTGGGCATATGAGCAGAGTCTTGATGCGGAATCCGCACAGTACGACGACTACTACGATGATGGAGACTATTACGATGAGTAATTTACACAACTATGATGTTCAGTTGTTTCCAAATACGTTCACAGCAGAATCTCCTGAGGATGCTGTTCGACAGGCTATCGAAGAACTGTTGATGAATGGTGTTGACGGAATGTATAGCTACGAGAATCTTGACACCGGAGAAACTGGTGCCCTGTTATCAGAGGAAGTTTATAGATGATTAAATACATCTATCACATCTGCCGCCATTGTGGTCATTGTGATAACATTAATCCTCGTGATGAGAGATGTTTTATTTGTGGAGGTGACAGATAATGTTTAAAGGAGTCCGCTGAGCGGAATTTTCCACGTCATCTTGATCTGGCAGTTAAGACTGCTGAGGCAAATGACACATATCCTAAGTGGCGTCTAGCTGCTATTATTACTAAGGGCGGTTCAGTGCAGTCTGTGGGGCTTTCAAAGCTCCGTAGCAATCCTGCTGTCTGTGACTTTGATATGCCAGGAGTCAGGGAGAGGGTTTCTCTTCATGCTGAGATGGACGCTTTAAAGCGTTGTGGTAACCCTAAGGGTGCCACTATCTATATCGCTCGCATTGGTCGTAGCGGTAAGGTCGGACTCGCTAAGCCTTGTTCGCATTGTCAGAATGCTTTGATTAACTCTGGCATCAAAAAGGTTATCTACACTATCAATGGAATCGAATACGGCTCATGGCCACCAGAAAGGTAATTATGAAGATCAACACTAAGACCAAGCAGGCTGCACATCTCACCAAGAACGACACCATCGTTCTGACCAACCAGACCTCTGGAAAGCAGAATACTTTCAAGGTTGCTGGATGTGAAGTGAAGGAAGATAACTTCCCTCACCTTCCAGTGCGAGTTTACCTCGCTACTCCTGAACTTTTCGACAAGAAGTCTGTTCGGGAAGTTGGTTACCGTTGGCGTGACAATGTGGAGGTTGTAGCATGAAGAAAGTATTGATTGGTCTAGTGGTTGGTATTTCATTGCTGACCGGTTGCGGTAACTATGGCGAACCAAATGAGGTTAGCAATAGTAATGGCACAGAAATGAAGCTGACCACAGATACTATTGTAACAAATCAGGGCCTCGCAACCTGTGTTGTTGTTATTAGTACCTTTGATGCGGTTGCCCCTGCTGTTGATTGTGTATGGGAGAATGGTGAACGATGAACGTACTAGACGAGATGAAGGACTTAACCGTGGAAGAAATCAAGGAGATTGTCCAGGCTCAGACTATTCCAGCTACTATTGCTATGCACAATGTGTATGGTAACTTGAACCTTGGTTCGATTATCCGTACAGCTAATTTTCTCGGCTTTAGAGAGGTTCTTTACTTCGGCCGCCGTAAGTGGGATCGCCGTGGTGCTGTTGGTACTTACAACTACACCGAAGTAACTTATTTCTCCGAAGAGGAAGAGTTCCTGAGAGAGATTACAGAACGTGGTCTTAACCTAGTTGCATTGGAGAACAATGTCAGCTATACTACTCCGGTAGAGAAGTTTATCTGGCCCGACAATCCCTGCATCCTTGTAGGTGAAGAGAACAGTGGCCTCTCAGACGAGATTCTAGAGCGCTGTTATGGGACTGTGGAGATTGTGGGCAGAGGTTCTGTACGCTCTCTGAACGTGTCTACAGCGGCAGCTATCGCAATGTACGAGTTAGCTAGGAGTATCTAATGTGGCTAATTTTAGGAATTGCATGGGTCTTATTTGGGCTGATCGTCCTGTGGTTTGGTGCTATCATGGATGCTAATCTTGTTTATGAAAACAAGCCACTTAGAGCTAAAGCGGTAGCCTACCGTACAGATATTGAGATGGCAGATACTTGGACGCAGGACCTACTTAAGTAAGTGAGTTATCCTGAACATGATATAAAACTGTTCGCCCAACCCGCAGTATCAGAGCCGTCTTATAAGCGGTGGATTATAATTCTGTAGCCTGGGCCACGGAGGTTCAAATCCTCCCTGCGGGACTCTTATAAGCGGGAGATAGGTGAGTTCAAATCTCCCCCGGCCTACTGTAAGTTAGCCGAACAAAGGATAAAAAAAAATGGATAGTAAAACTTTACACAACCTTATTAAATATACACAAGAATCAGTTGATTTTGGTTCGGCAACTGAGATTAATCAAGCGCTTGAAATTAAAACTCTTTTAGGCTGGAAACAGCTTAATCTAAGCAGCTATCAGTATGGCAACATTAGTTGGTTCTTATCACTTGTAGATGAACCATTTGAAGTTAATGATCTAAGATTAAAAGAAGCAGAACCATCTTGTGAGGGTGAGATTGTAGAAATCAAAGGAAAGAAGTACGAACTGAGAGAAGTTAAATAATGTTTTGGATTATTGCATTAGTTGCTTTTCTTATCGCAGGAGTGGTATTAATTTCCTACTATATTGCAGATAGAAAGAATACGGAATATCCGCCAACTTGGTTTCTATTCTCCAGCGTCGTGACTGCATGTTTCTTTTTTGTGTTTTGTATTCTCGGAATTGTGGAGACATCAATCAACTTTGACGAGTTTGATGCTAGAAAAGAAATCAAAGGTAGCGAAACATGGGCAGGCCATCCTTTATGGACTGGATTTAACAGGCATGAAGCCCGTTGTACCGCAGAAAAAATTGACGAAGGTAAATTCGAAATTATCTCATGTGAAGGAGATTGATATGTTATTAGGTATTATTATCGTAATTGTTGTTGCTTTAGTATTGTTAGTTTTCAATCCACTATTAGCAGTTGCTCTTGGTGTGGCTCTTGTTGTGGGCTTTCTAGCCGGAGCATTCTTAGCGAACAAAGATGAGGAAGTCGAATGATTGCTCTAGGAATAGTCGCTTATCTATTGATCGGTTTAACACTTGCTAGATTTACAGCAGTATACTTCAACGAAAAGAATAAACTCGTTGGCAGTGAACTTGGATGGTCTGATAACTTCTTCACCGTGCTGCTGGTTATTTGTTTACCAATCCTATGGCCTCTAACACCACTACTTCTAGTAGGTAAGGGTTTCGCTTTTGCTGGTTTTAAGGCTGATGGCCTTATCACCTACGCAGCTAAGGAACTTGCTAATCCAAAGGAGAATGTATGATCTGGGTAGCTGCATGTATTCTTGCAACGGTAATTATAAGTTTACTATTCGTAGCTGGAATAATCTTCTGGCTTGCTAGGAAAGATGATGCAGGCATTGTCTTCAATGCCGTTGGACTCCTCCTTTGCCTCGCTGCTGGTACAGTTGTTACCACTCATGTAAACAACCTTCAAGAGATTGAACAGATCACTAATCGTGAGAAGGTTGAGAACGTCGGCTTTAATTACCTTTTCAAAGGTGACAAAGGTGATCAAGTCTGCCTCTATAGCGACGGCGATCAGTCCCTAGAAGAAACTGATGCCGCTGGTTACACTCAGCAAATCTACTGTGAGGATAAGCCATGATTCTATTACTAATCATCCCATATGTCATCATCGGGATTTTCATCGCAACTTTCATTGCAACCTATCAGGAAAAGAAAAGGAAAATAGATTGGACCGAAGAGTACGGAAACGTCTTCGCAATCGTTTTAGTTGGAGCCTTTTGGCCGCTTCTCATTCTAACCGTTCCTGTCTTTGCTATGATTTACCTTGTAGGTCTTGTTGTGAAAGCTGCCTCTTGGTGTTCCAATGAACTACTTGCTCCTAGGGAGAATGTATAATGACTTTCCTTTATATAGTACTTATCTACTGCTGTGTAGGAATTTTAATCTTCGCTATAGGTGCAGCTTTTATTACTGCCGATACACAAGAGAAGGCAACTACTCTTCAAGAATTTTCTGACACTATCGAGACTAGTCAATACGGATTTCTAGTTAGTATACTGGCATTATTTTGGCCTCTGTGGATTCCGTTTGCTGTTGTACTTGGAATCGTAGCTGTCCCAACTTGGATTATCTTCCGACTAGCTCAGTGGCTCGTATGGGAAATTAAAAAACCTAAGGAAAACGTATGACGTATATTGAGACTAACTCAACTGAAAAGATCATCAAGTCTCTTCGGGAAGAACTTGATAGAGCAAGTAAGGACAAGGCGAGATTCAACACTGTCTTTGATGAAGATGATACGTTTATTGCACCACCTCATCCATCGCTGAAAAGAACGGGCACGTCTAAAGCTCCTGTCAAGATTGAGCTAATCTCTGATGAGGAGAAGGAAAAGATCCGCCAGGAAGCTCTTGCTATCTATGAGAAGATGAGTGCAGAGCTAGATATCTACGAAGAGCCTAAATGGTCTAAGCCAAATAGCTGGTCGTACTACTCAGCGAATGAGCTTTCTCGTGGTGACGGTCTACTCATTGATGGTGTAGTTTATGTCTACTTGAAGAAGCTCGCTTGGTGGAGAAATAAGACTGCTAATATCTTAATTGCTCAGCACCATAACCCTGACAAGCAGCGACGTATCGGAGAACTTGACTTCGTATACGGCTTCAAGGGATATGTTATGCATCAGCAGATGGTGAGACTAGGAGTTGACCTATGACTATAGTGTTGATAATTGCTTATCTATTCATTGGGTTTCTTGTTGGTTATGGACACAAGTATTATTTGGAAGCTAGAAAGCCTGATGAGATTGAATATTGGGAAGATTTTGAAACGATAGCTGTGTTTGTGTGGCCTATTGCTATACTTATGTGGCTTATTGGCAAACTTGGCGTTGTGGCAGTAGCTGCCTTTGATTACATATGGGACCTTAATTATTCAATTCTTACAAAGCCACTTACCGTTCCTTTAAAGTGGGTAATCTTTAAGATTTTCGCTCCCAGGAAGAACGTAAGATCCCTGAGAAAAGGCTCAGTAGACGAACAAACACCTTGACATCGTGTCGCGGTGTGTGGTATAGTACAGATGAAAGGTTTAGGTATCTGAAATGACTTATTTCCTGATTATATTGGGAGTTTTGGTATATCTTTTAATTGGTCTTGTTATCGGCAACTTTGTCAAAATCTATTATGTTCAAAAACGTAAGTGGACTAACGCTGATGAAGGATTCCAATATTTTGTCATGTGTATGTGGCCATTAATGGTCCCTATGGCTGTAGGAAGCTTTATCTACAATAAAACATTTAAGGGCTTACTCGGCAAAGTTTACAAAGCCCAAGAGTATCTATTTAAAGAAGTAACTAATCCTAGAAAAAATGTATGATGACTATTCACTCAGTTTATATTGAAGATGTAACAGAAGAATATGCTCCACCAGCTTCACCTCTATTAGAAGTTAGCGGTGTTGGAAATGTTGTTTATTTGTCTATTGTTACTCAAACAGAAGAAACAAGTGAAACAGTTTCGTATGAAACATTAGCTTCTGTAGCTGTAGATATTCGTGATTTGCTAGCAGCATTAGCTAGTACAAACTATGTTAATGTTTACGGAGAGCTTCCTCAGGAAGAGGAAATTCCCTCTTGAGTTGACCGTCCCAAGATGATATGATGACTCTAACGATGAGTCCTAGAACGATAAAGGAAAAATAATGATTAGTGCAACAATGATAACAGACGAAAAAGCAGGTGTAACAATTTGCACCCTAGAAATTGATGGCGTAGCTGGTGTCGAAGATAATTTAGAAATCATCTCGCTAGTAGAAACAGGTTCTTCACGCTGCATGGGAGAAGATGACCTAGACTTTGTGGTAGGTGACAAACTTGCCCTAGGACGTGCCCTACAGGCCGCAGGAGAAGAGTTAGAGCGTGAGGCATACGCTGTTGTCCATGAGCGTGATCGTGAGCGTGAGCGCCGTCTACGGGCCACACAGGAGCTTGTGGAACGTAAGAGAGCACACAGCTACAAATTCCAGTGCGAATTTGCTGAACTCATCAACTTAAAGCTTGCAGAAAAGTCTGCGGCAGTAGCAGATGACACTGTGCCAGATACTCGTTTTCAGACGACTGGCTCAGTTCTTCGTGATGCGGTGAACTCAGGTAAAAAGAAAAAGGCTCGTAAAAAGGCCCATCAGATCAGAGAGGATTTACCAGCATGAGTAATTTTCTAGCGATTCTAGACGATGGTGATGTCCAGATGTTCGACACCAAGGTAGATGCGGATAATGCAGTTGCAGCTTCGGAGGGTGGCATGGGTCTTGTTGTTGAAGCTTTAAGACTTTTCACTATTGACGAAGAGAATGTAGAATCCGGCGTTAGTGTAGAAGTCTCACTAACAGATTAAATCTCATTAAGAGAAAAGAAAAAGGAAAAAGGAGAAATAAATGGCAAGTAAAACTGTAGCGATTAACACTGAGCGTCTAGGTCGTCTAACCTATACTCAGTTCAATAAGCTAGTTAAGGCTCATGGCGGTAATCAGTCTGCTGCGGCCCGCGAATTGGGAGTGCTCCCAGGAACATTTAGAAAATGGGGAGAGCGTATTCGTGCCCAGCGTGAGCTAGTCTGAAATAAATAATAGTTTAGGTGAGGGTCTTTGGTCCCTTTAAACACGGCATCGTTAATCGTTAGGTAGCGGCCTAAATAATTATTAAGAGGTGGATATATATGGGTGAATTACAAGAATTTCCAGACGTAGAAGAATTCAATGAAACCTTTAGAGAAGCTGCAAGTGCATGTAATGGCTTTCTTTACTATGGAGATAGACTAGAAGGACAAATTGCATTTGTTAAATGGATGAGGAATAATCCAGAAAAATCCTCAACACTAATGAAAGATTTCGAAAAATGATTTACGATTTGGATAAACAAATAGAAGCTTTTGATTCAAGATTAGAGCGAGAACGCTCATCTAAAGAAGAACAATACGAACATTATGTAGCATGGTGTGAGAATCAAGAGTTAGATCCAGATGAACTTGAATCCGAAATCGAATACGGAGCATACGAGGATGCGGCACTAGAAGATTGGGCCGCAGAGAAAGCGGAACAGCGGGCGATGGATGATTACTACTTCGGTGGAGATTATTACTAGATTCCAAGTAAGAGAGAATGCGAGCTTATGACAACATACATAACAAGTGATACCCATATTGGGCACGAACATACTGATCAGGAGACGGGCCAGTTAAAGGGAATCATCCCTTACACTGGCCGTCCCTGGGAAAATGTTGCAGCGATGGCAGAAGGTCTACGAGAGAATTTCTGTTCGACCTTAAATCCAGATGATGAGCTAATTGTTGTTGGTGACGCTGTTATGGGAAATCGCAATGAGAACTTAAAGTGGTTCGGGACAATTCCCGGTCATAAGACTCTTGTTGTGGGAAACCATGATCATATTCATCCCATGTATAGCATTGATAAGCGAAATCAGTGGTATGACGTATATGCAACATATTTCGATAAAATCGTTCCTCAGATGGAAATGAATATTAACGGAATTGATGTAGTAATCAATCATTTCCCGTATAATGGCGATCATAGCGAAACTCGCTATAATGCCAAAAAGATTGACATGTTCAGACCCAAGGATGAGGGTTTATTCCTTCTACACGGCCATATTCACGCAGAGGAAATTATTTGGGGAGAACGTCAGATTCACGTTGGCCTTGATGCGGATTATACCGCATATGGTGTTGAAAGATACCATCCAATTCCAATCGACGTAATCCACCAAGTACTATTAGAACATAGTCCAATTATGCCCTAATGTTTCAAATTTCCCCGGAAAATATTTCAGATTTCGAACTTTTATAGGAGAAAAGCAATGAATGAGCCAAAATTTCCTCACATTGAGGTACAGCTAACAGGAACTGATGGTAATGCGATCTCGGTTATGGGAGCAGTTGCTAGAGAAATGAAACGTGATCCAGAGGCAAAGCTTCTCGTGAATGACTTTATGGAAGAAGCTATGTCTGGTGATTACGATCATCTATTACAAACATGCACAAAATGGGTTGAGGTAGTATGAGCGCAAAAAATAAACCAGCCAATAAGAAACTCCGTCGTGAAATCCGTGCGGCCAGTAAGGAACTGAACGAAGTAACATACAATGCTCAGGCTTCTGCAAAGTACGGAACCTGTGCGGTCACTGGCAAGAAAACTATTGTTGACCATGAGTATAGTATCTCTCAGCCAGCATGGTTTGCTATCATGGACTACACCGTGAAATTGGACAAGGAAAATGGATCAAAATAAATATGACAAAGAGTATCTAGACAATATCTGTCTAGCTTTAAAGCGGAGCGGTCATAAGCATCCTCTACAAATTGTAGAGGACTTAGACCGTGAAAGCTACAGAGTTATATTAGATAAAGATTTTGATGAACTTGTTGGTCATGCAGTGATGGATGTTCTAAGAAACATGGACCCATTTGCAGCAAAGTATGAGAAGGAATACTAATGATATACATGCCAGTTGCTTGCCCAGGTTCGGGTAAATCATATGTAGCTGAGGAAATGGTTAAGGCCGGCATTATCACGCCTTGGGCTGTGGTTTCTTCTGACTACTATCGTGAAGTAGTTTCAGATAATCGTCAAGATATGGCAGCTACACCAGATGCTTTTGATCTATGTAATACTATTATCAGAGCGCGGTTAAAGAGGGGTCTAGATGTCTACATGGACGGCACTAATCTGAATAAGAAATTCAGAGACAAGGATCTAGAACTTTATTGTGGGCAGTGGGGACACCCCCTGACCATCCTTGTCTCAGACGCACCCAGAAGCCTCGTAGAGCGGCGCAACCGGGAGCGAGCGTGGCCGGTCCCCCAGGAGGCTTTTGACCGCTTCTGGACCCTCTCAGAAGCCTTCGACCCAGACCGCTACGTTGACCTCTACGGGGCCAAAGTCAGCAAGTTTACAGACCAGCTAGGGGAGGCACCCCAGGCAGATATTAATTACGTGCAGGAGTTATGATGGTGCCAGACATAGATATTATAGAACTATTAAAGATTGCTCGTGGAGATTCTACTTCATGGAGAAGAGAAGATGTTTACATAGGTGAAGAACGTCGCTGGGGTTTCGATCAGTGGGTAGTGTTCACGGAGAACTCTGACCTAGCAAATAAATTCTATCGCTTTAGTTACTACGAAGGTGTGGGAGATGCAGACATTGACTTTGAACCTACTCCTATTGAAGAGGTAGAGAAGAAAACGTTAGTAACTTATGAATGGGTGGCAGTATGAAAATTACAGAAGATCCAGAAGTGTTAAGAGTATTAGGTCTAGATGACCTAGAACCAGTGGGAGTAGATCGTTATGACTTTCCAGAAGTGAGCGTATTGGGTTTGCGTGATGCACTGGAAATAGCATACCAAAAAGGTTATGCACAAGGTATAGAAGATCACTTAAGGAATGGACAGTAATGGCACTCCTCCATATAGACTGCTACATCTGCGAGGAAGAACTTAACGAACCCGGTGCTATCATATTAGATCCTCCTGATTCAGATGATTGTGTTTATAAGATGCACATCTGTAAGAAGTGTTGGCATCGTCTAATGAGAATGATGAGCACACTGAGAAAAGGAGATTGATATGTCGAACACAATTACAACTACGTTTGATGAGCCTGAGGACATCGTAGATAGACTCATTCATGCTGATCAAGAGCATCGCAAGAGTATAGAAGCTATGATTAAGGGCGAGCTAACTGGTAAATCTATTTTCCTTGAAGCTGCTGAACAAATCGTAGCCTTAAGAAATATACTAGGAATTACGGGGAACTGATATGGCTGACGCAGAACTAAAAGCCAGACGTGCAGAGGTTAGAGCGCTATTAAAACAGAACCTAAAGGATACATTCACCTTTGAACTCTGGCCTTGGGCACAGGTACTGACTACAATAGCCTATCTTATTCTTATTATCGTGGGTGATCCTTGGACAGACAAAATGATACTAGCGTATCTAATGACAATCTCGTGGGTCCTATTCCAAATGTATGCAATGTATAAAACCTATAAAAGTGAGGCAGTATGAGTGAAGTAATTGAAATTCTAATCCCTTTCAAAATTATCAAGACTGGTGAAGAAGATTGGGACGGTACTCTCATTGAGAGTTTTGCCCTGGTCAATGATAAATTTGATGTCGAAGATATCTGGGACGAGAACACCCCAACATATTATGATGAAGCGGGCCATCCTCGCTCTATCATTGATGCTTGGAATGCAACAGTAGTAACAGAAGATGTAGACACTAACGAAAGACTTTAGTATGAGCTTACCATTTACAATTGAAGAGTTAGATGCGGCAGTAGCAGATGGACTAGTAACGAAGAGGCCACATGTAAATGGTAAGTTGTCCATCTATAACTACTCACCATTAGTTCAATACTCTCGTAACTGGACCCCTGTAACCAAAACTTGCAGGGGTCTTGTGCTTGATGAGGACTACAATATTGTTGCTCGACCATTCCCTAAGATCTTTAACTATACAGAGATTATTCCTGATCCAGTAATTTATGATCGTGTACCAAACGTATCCGATAAAGCTGATGGTTCACTTGGTATTATTTATCATGATGGTAATGATTGGAGTGTAGCTACAAGAGGTTCTTTTGAATCAGATCAAGCTATTTGGGCAACCAACTGGCTACAAGAAGAATATCCTGCTCTTTATTCTGATCGTTGGGCGTATAGTCAGCCAGAGGGTGTAACGACTCTAGTAGAAATCATCTACCCTGACAATCGAATCTGCGTAGACTACGGTGATAAAGCTGAACTAGTTTTGATCGCAGCTATTGATAATAATAATGGCGCAGACATTCCGCTACAAGCATTGGACTACTGGCACGGTACTCGTATTGATGAGTACACTGGCTTTGATACTATTGATGATGCATATAGATTCGCTACATCAAATGAATACGAAGGTCGTGAAGGTGTAGTTTGCACTTGGTTCAAGTATGGCGAGCCATCCTTTAGACTAAAAGTAAAACACCCAGAGTATGTACGGCTACATGGTATCATCCATAGCTTCTCCGTCAAAAAGGTTTGGGAATCTTTATCTAGCGGTGAAGATTTCCTAGAGCTATTAGCTGAGGTGCCTGATGAGTTCTATCAGGTGGTGAAGCAGACCGTGGGCGATCTAAATGACTCATTCTCCGAGATTGAACATGAGGTTATTGTAGAGTTCGGTAAAGTAAAACACCTGACCTCAAAGAAAGACTTTGCTTTAGCTATTAAGTCCAATCCTTTTAAGTCGATTCTGTTCAGGATGTATGATAACAAGGACTTCGATGATATCATCTGGAAGATGATCAAGCCTAGGAGTGAGTAATGTTGTATGAGATAGTACTTATCATACCTAACGATAGCAAGGATAAATATAAAGGATTCAAGATTAGAAAAGATGGTAAGTTTCTTGAAACCCCAACTAATTATTGGGGCTATAAAGATGAGTTTACTAGCTATTCTCATAAGAATCAATTTCAATGCGAATCCTCTAGCTATCACGATAAATTAGAGATCTATAAATTAGCCGCTAGAGTCATCAGAAAAAGATACGACCCTGATTTCAAAATGAAAGTACAGTTACCAAATTCATTCTTTGATTGGCCTCCATTCAAAGAGAAATTCATCGAAGTTTAAGGAAAATTAAATGGCAGACATCGAAGTAAACTTTCCAACAAATCTGAAACTCATCAATGTTATTGATGATACATGGACCGCTCGACTTACACGTCGATCCAACGAGAAAGAATATTGGATCGCTGAGTTCCGTGATCTAGGACCAACAGAAATCTATGCTAAGTTTGGTGTAGAGGTTCCTGTTAAAAATAAAAAGCCTGCACATGAGGGCAAGGCCACTGCTGAGAGCCTGTTAAGGGAGCATTTGACAAAGCTGTCGGGCCGCACTATAGTTCCTACCAGCGAGGTACAAGACCTATTGCTCGACGTTCTAAATGAAATTGGTGGGACAGATGTTGATGACAGTTGAGGTTGAATTTGGAACGGATTGGGAAGAGGAACTTTGTGACTTCGGCCTACAGCCAGAAGATTATTCTTCGAAAGAGGAAGTTATCGACGCAATCAATGCTGTCATTAATAAAGACTGGTGGAATATTGTAGAGTGGGATATGAGATACAATTCCGAAGTCAATGTCATCTGTTCCATTGCAGATGAAGAGTATCAAAGATTTAAGAAGATCGAACCAGACCCATTTGATGTATGGGCCAAAGCAGTAAGAGAATCTAGAGAGAGAAGAGCAACAAAATGATTTCAGAAAATGAAGCACGACAGACAGTCCTCGCTTTAGGTACTGCCATGTACGAAGATGACAAAGATGCCAGAGAAGCTGTATATGCTGGCATGACAGAGGATGATTTAAAACGTGTGATCCGTTGGGCTATGCGTCAGTTACTTACACAGTTCGCATTCTTATCTCAGATGAATGGCGCTGACCACAAAGAAGCATGGTCAGAAATGGCATTAGGCTTTAGCTTATCAATAGCAAATGATGACGAAGGAGAAGAAGGTTGACACTACTTTCTTTACAACAACCAGATCTATCTAAAGACTTAGTTGGCGGCAAGGCTGCCAACATTTCCAGAATGTTAAACATGGGACTCAACGTACCAACAGGTTTTGTTTGTACTACTAACCATTGTTTCGAGAAAAAGTTTGATCGTGGGGAGAAGTTCGAAGCCGGTGATTATTTTCACCATTCTCTCATGTCCAACATTCGTTTCCTAGCTGACAACACTGACACTACATGGACATTAGACGAAGGTAAACCTTTAGTGGTTTCCGTTCGTTCTGGTGCCCCTATTTCCATGCCCGGTATGATGGATACGATCCTCAACATCGGACTGACCAAAACTAATATCAACAGATTTGTTGAGTCTCTTGGAGCAACAAGAGAGTTCGGTCTTGATTGTTACCGTCGTCTTATCCAGATGTTCGGTGTGACTGTCAAGGGTGTTGACCCTAAGCTGTTCAATGAGATTTATGACGCAGCTAAAATCTATTACGGTGAGTTCGATGAGGAAGTCTACGAGATTCTTGTCAACTTCTTTGAGGAAATCTACCGCCAGGAAGTTGGCGAAGAGTTTCCCGACGATCCAAATATCCAGCTTTTAGAAGCCTGTAATGCTGTGTATTCTTCTTGGTTCTCCGAGAAGGCTGTATCCTATCGTAAGATTGAGAAGATCAATCCTAAGATGGGTACTGCTGTGACTGTTCAGCAAATGGTTTTTGGCAACCTTGACTCATCAGCTACTGGTGTTGTGTTCACTCACAACCCTAACACTGGTGAGAAAGGTATTTACGGTGACTACCTTAAGAAAGCACAGGGTGAAGACGTTGTGGCTGGTACTCATAAGGTATTTCCTATCGCTAAAATGTTTGAGGATGAGGAACTACTTAAGCCAGCTAGAGAGTTACAGGCTGCGATGAGTAAACTCTTTCAGAACGAGCGTGACATTCTAGATATTGAGTTCACCATTGAGAGAGGTAAACTATATCTCCTACAGTATCGTGTAGCTAAAAGATCACAGCGGGCCAACGTGAGAAGCATCATCGACATGTCTCGTGAAGGTGTTATTTCCAGCGTTGCTGCTACGGAGAAATTCTTATCTCTCCTACCCAAGATGGAAGCTGGATCAAGTGACCCAGGTAATCTGAAATACATTGGCAGTGGTATCGGTGCAACTGATGGCACTGTTGTTGGTCAGATTGCTCTGTCTCACGAGCAGGCTGATGAACTAGCCGAAGAGGGTACACCTTTCATCTATGTAGCAATGGAGACTAACCCAGAAGATATTACACAGATGAAAAACTCTGTTGGTATCCTTACTGCTTTAGGTGGTAAGCTTTCTCACGCTGCTGTTGTAGCTAGAGGTTGGGACAAGTCTTGTGTAGTCTCACTAGAGGGTCTTGTTATTAGCCAGGATGCTACAGAGTTTACTTACAAAGACATTTCTTACGCCGCAGGTGCATGGATTAAGATTAACGGCTCATCCGGTGAGGTGTGGGCATGATGGCTGCACCACTGATACCGAAAGAGGCGATTGATTTTATGGAACTACAGTATGATTACGGAGATGATGACGAATGGATGGACGACTACGAATTTGATACTAAACACGTTCACGCACAGTGTCCACAGTGTAAGAGAAACTATAATATAGTTCACTCTGAGTGTGGAGAATACATTGACCTATGCACCTGTCCTTCTGATTCAAGTGAAAAGATTTATCATTGCTTCGCTTGTAATGTCACCTTTACGGTAGACGAAGACCACGGCGTGGAGGAAAGTCAAGTGCAATATAGTACCAAATCATTATTCGATGATGACACTGACAGTTACTACGGTGGCTATGGTGGTGGACTTGGTAAAATGGGTTATGATTCTGCTGGCAAGTTAACAGTGACACAGCCAGATGCCAAGACGTACAAGCCTGTCAAAAAGTGTAGCCACAAGCACGACGAAATCGAAATTGCTGATGGTTACTTTGTCTACTGTTCATCAGTTAACTATGTCATCGAAGAGGCTGACAATCCAGACTTTGGTTTGTATGCTGATTACTCCTGGCGTCCGACGTGGCGAAATGAATTTATCAACTGGCCTGACTACAACATGCCCAAGGATAAAGAGATTGCACTGACTCAGATCGTTGATGCATACGAACGTATCCTTAATGGCGAGATGGTAGAGATTGGCTGTATCGGTGGGCACGGTAGAACTGGTACGATCCTAGCCTGTCTATATCTTTTAGGCCAGGAGGGTTCAGTTACTCCTAATGAGGCGTACCACTTTGTAAAGAATTCATACTGCGTTCATGCGATTGAATCAGACATTCAAGAATGGTTCATTGAGTACGCTTCCGGTTATTGGTATGGTACAGAGGTTCCAGAAGAACCAGTGTATGTTCCCAAAACTTATGGTTCCACTGGCAAGACAACTAAAGCTTGTCAGGTCTTCGATCATTATGCAATGATGATCCGTGGTTGGCCCATTTGTTCAGACAAGGGTACATCATGTAGCTTCTGGAAACAGGATCTAAGTACCTTTACACACCCTCAACCAGAGGTATGGGTAAAATCAAATAGTCTAGATATCTTAGCCAAGTATGACTATATGTATGGAGGGCTGAGACTCGTCACAGACCCCGAAGATTCCCCTTGCAAACCTATCGACCACTATGCTATGATCCTCAACGGGCACGATGAGTGCCTTCGTTTAGGGGACGAATGTAAATGGTGGGACTCTGACTTTAGTGAATACATTAACAAGTCAACTATCAATCAAATTACTTTAAAGGATTGGCACGACGAAGCAGACCGTGTTAAATTCTATCTAGAATTCTATCCCAAAGCAGAAGATTTAATCAAGGAAGATGACAGCAATGGATGACGAAGAAATCCCACTAGATGAAATTATATCATGGTTTGAAGAAGATATGGATGATGATGAAGACGATTATCCATATGATCTTGATGATGACGAAGATGATGATATAGGTCATTATGATGATGACGAACTAGAAGATTCAGATTTCTCTGAGCATTCTACATCTGAATCTCCTTGGGTATTCAATGTCCCTTCTCATATCGAGAAAGCTTTGGAGGTTGAGAAGGGTACTTCTATCGAATCGTACAAAGATTATGTTTGGCATAGTCTTTGGACTAATGTAAAGCCTGATGAGGTTGACCCTGCACAGTCTGCTGCGGACTACTACCTTCTCTTCGGTTTGATTAACAATTCCTTCATTCAGTTTGAGCCTCTAACTCTTCCTTCATTCGAAGAGTTAGAGCGTGCAGGAATCAAGTTAAAGAAAACCAAGAAAGAGATTAAGGAACGTCAGGCTATCAATCTCAATCTCATTGAGAAAGATCCTAGATCTAAACTCACCAAGCTTTCGGAAAAAGCTGACACAGCTATGCATATTCTGGTAGATGAGTTAGATAAATCATTCCGTGAGTACGTTCACCTTGCTTGTGGTGGAGAACTACGACACCACAAAGCGTTCGGCAAAACCCTCAAAGGTTACCGTAAAGGTGCATGGACAAGATGGTACTACATCTTTGAACAGCATGGTGTAGATGCCCTGCTACAGATGGTTGATCTGTTCATGGAATTTACTCCTGGCAGTTCTTACGGTGGCGAGCGTTGGGCAAACGCCGCTAAAATCCTTTACCAGCGTGAGGTAGGCGAACTCGGCCCCACAGAATTTATTAACAAGCAACTGTTCGTTGACCGTGTGTTCACGCTAGAGCATAACGGTGGCTGTTTCCTCAACAAACTAGAGTGGGCTAACTTTAGAGCAGAGCGTGATGATGATTACTGTTACTCCTTCCACACAATGAAGGACTATGTTCTCAACGCTCACGCTGCCAACCCTGTAGATATTGATATGCTATTCGGTCACGCTTCTGAACCAGTTCAGAACATGGTCAAAGAATATCTTGACATTGCAATTGAGAATGGCATTGAGGTGTCTGGTATTTGGCAGGGCACCGTTCACAAAGCAGAGAAGAAAGAAAGAGTTTCCAGTGTTGGAATCTCTCTAGCTCAGGCTTCGAAGAGTGATGGTCCCACTAGCGTTCTTGATTGGTCAGATGAGGTTAAGAATCTGACAGAAGAAAACGCTAAGAAAAAACAATCTATCATTGACTCTTATAAAGAGAAAGTGATAGAGCCAACTCTTCATCAGGAATTCCATATATCCGAAGACCCAATGCCAGCGTCAGCCGTAGAAGACTTTCTTAATGAGTTATATGCTGACAAGAATCTACACGGTCACGCAGGCAATATCTGGGCTGACCCAAACCAGGAAAACACATTCCACAAAACAGGAGAATGGGAGGTATTAGATGAATGATTATCTAGGTTACATTGTCTGGCATAGTCTACCATCCGATGCTCAGTTTGATCTAAACGTACTCACGGAACTTGTGGAGGAAGAGAATATTCCTCTACAGGTTCCGAGCACGCCCACCAAAGCAAATCTATTTAAGCGTGGTTGTAAAAATGCTACCTTTAAATATGATGAAGAACATGCTAAAGTTAGTGTCACTAAACGTAAGGTATATGTTCGTCCCTCCAAGGAAACGAATGAGTTTATCGAACGTAAAATTGCTAGACACAGGGTCAATAAAAGCTCTGGACTTAATATAGAAGAAGATATTGGAACTCTTACCTTCGATAAAAGAACAGGGACCTATGAATATTCCGATGAGGAACTTACAGAAGATTTTGTGAGAGTCATGGCAATCATCGACGGAGAATTAAATAGCAATAATCTTATTGATCATCTAGCTATGAGAAATATTGTGAGAACCTTCTTAGAAGATCAACTCAATGCTCTCTGGCTTCGTTCAGGAACTTACTTTATTGAGAAGGAAGATCTCCCTCTCGCTAAAGACTTAGAGGATGTATGTATTGTTCTTGGTCAATCTGATCTAAGAATTATTCCTCTAGTAAATACTTTGGATCAACAGGATTTAGTTGCCAAAGCTTTTCAGATTGAGATTAACAAGAAACTCAGCGAGTTCGATGAATTATTAGCTTCTCTTAAAGCTTCGGACAAACAACCTACGTCACCACAAATTTCCAACCTTGAAACATTGATCAAGGGAATGAAATATCTAGAGTGTCGTGCTTCTTCTCTACTCGATATGGTTATTGTTGTGGAACAGTCATACATGGCAACAATATCATATGAAACTTATACAAACTCTTTAAAGGAAAAATATGGAAAGTAAAAAAGCGGAAAGTAAACAAGTTCTATGCTATTCTAATTGGGATTTCAATGAACAGTATCTAGCAATGAATCCAGTCTTCCTTGTTGATTATAGCTTAGCCAAAAGTGGAAGCGCCGTATACTTTGTCAATGGTTTAGAAACTAATGCACAGCTATATGGGGAACTTGCTCATGCTCTTACACCATCTTCGGAGATTATCATTGGTCCAAGTGGTTTTGTAGAAGTAGAACCTTTCTGGATGACTCATGCATACGATACAATCATTGCTCTTGATGGAAAGGTTATCTTAAACGGGCTTGCAATTTCTCCTGACTCGGAAGAGTTTAAAGAATCTAATGGAACGGTTTGCTGGCCAACGCATAACGCAGAAGAGTATACATTATCTTTTGGGTATAAGCAGGCAGGCGTTATCCTGCCTCCACCGATTGATCGTAAGGTAACTCTGTATGATGACAAGTTGTGGGTAATTGATTCGCTATATGATTTAGTTATCACTGCTGATGGGCCTCACCCATATACTTACCCTAATTTGGGTGATAAAATTATTCTGGATCAGGAAATGATAGCAAAGTCTTTTAAGAGTCTTTTAACGGACGAGTTACAAGTTAAGCAAGACACTAAGCAAGTCTCCTTCTTCGATGCAGCGTTGGCCACTATAAACAACAACAATATCAATACATCGTATCATCCAACTAACGACCCAATAGAAAACTATATGAACCTACTTAAGCTGAATGAAAATATAGAATTAGAAAATGTAATCAAGTCCAACAGAACTCTGGTGATCATCCACGGTGATAGCTCATCCTCCGGTGATTATCAAGAGAGAGTAGTGAGGCTAGTAAGTGGTTTCAATACACACGACAATATCAAAGCTGTTGTTGTGACAATCACTGGTGATAAGTTTTACAACGGAGTTACCTTCCAGAATCCCCCATCGGATAAGGTGATTGACTCAGAGAAACTTGAAGCAACCAAGAAACAATTCGTACAAGTAGTAGAGGTTACTGATGGCAGAATCTGAACATGAAGTTATGACCGCTCTCAGGGACGATGAGACTTGGGGGTTGACATGCAAGTGCGGGTGGACTAGTGTTGCCTCTAGCGAGGTTTACACTGACGCAATCGCCCGCAGGCATTATCTCGTAAAAGAGATTTGGCCCTTTGAAGAAGACGACATGCCAGAAAACTGGCCCCACAACGAATAAGGAATTTGCAATGGTAGTAGAAGAACATCAAGATCATTCACTAGCTCCCAGGACTTGGGACACTTATATTGGACAGGCCAAAGTTAAGGAACGCCTACAGCTATCTATTCAAGGTGCGTTAGATCGCTTTGAACCACTAAAGCATACGCTCATACTCGGTCCTGCTGGTACTGGTAAAACTTCACTTGCTGAACTAGTAGCCCAGGAAATGAACATGGAACTCATGGCTCTTACCATGACTCCTAACTTTAAGATGGGTTCTCTTTATGCGAAGATCAAGAACTTCGATGGTGGTGTCATCTTCCTAGATGAGATTCACTGTCTCAATAGCAAGAGCCAGCACTATCTTCTCGACGTGCTAGAGAAACGTAAGATGACATATGACAGTGGCAAGGTTGAATACCTTACTGTTCCAATTACATTCATCGCCGCTACCACAGAACAGGATAAGCTTATTACTCCACTGTATGATAGATTCCCTCTACGTCATACACTAGAGGCTTACAATGAGGTAGAGATGGCTCAGATTGTTGAGCGTATGGCTTTAATGCTTGGACTAGGTGTGACTAAAGAATCATGTCTAGCTCTTGGTAGAGCCAGTGCTGGTATTCCTCGACAGGCTAGACGTTTAGTCTTTGCTGCACAGGATCTTGGCTCACTAGAAAAAGTAGATGAGATTCTAGAAACCTGTGGCATCACTGCCGATGGCCTAACAGAAGATCACCTAGCTTATCTTAGAGCTTTGGAACAGCTTGGTCGTAATGGCAGACCTGTTGGTGTCAAGAATATTACCAACCTCTCTGGTCGTCCTCGTGACATCGTAGAGAAGCTAGAGAAACTACTCATCGACAAAGAGATGGTAGAGTTAACATCAGGTGGTAGAGTGCTGCTTTATAGCGGTCTACAGACTCTTAAGGAGAATGCGTAATGGGTGATAGATCGGCAATTGAACCAAACTCAGTGATGAGAAGTTTGAAGAGGCTTTACATACAGTAGCCCTTCTAGACCAAGAGGCAAAATTAAGAGGCTGGAAATCAGTCGTAGATGCAATGAATAATCTTTAAGGAGATTGTGATGGAAAAGAAAATTAAAGCATACGTATCACAGCTAACCATGCACTTTGGTTCTGCTACCGTAACTGGTTCACTTGTGCCAGTTCGTGCAGTAGCAACCCGTCCAGAGTATAAACTTATCAGTCCTGATGGTAAGCCTGTGGAGCAGGTCTACCGTGATTATGATGGTAAGATCTGGGAGAAAGATGTCCTACAGCGTTACGAGAAGAGTGACCCTGAGCGTAAGATCGTTCCTGATGAGGCAGTTCAGCAGGCTAAAGAGTCTCACCTGCCTAAGAACATCATGAACCTTACCGCTCATCCTCGTTCAGATGTAGAGCGTTATGTATTCCCCTCAACCAATCAGGCATACATCTTCCGTCCTATGATTAAAAACACCAAGGGTAAAGAGATTAAAGATCCTGTCAACGTACAGTGGTATGATTTCATCAACACCATTCTCCGTGACTCTGATCTAGGTCTACTTGGTCTTTGTAATCTACAGAACCACGAAGGTCTATTCCGTCTAGGTCTATACCAGGGTTGGATCACTGTTCAGAAACAACTTTACCCAGAAGAACTCAACCAGTTTGATGTGTATGAACCATCTCTAGGTGAAGCTGTCCGTGAGAAGGCTGTATCTGTCTCTCAGAAAGCCGCAGTTGGTTTCCAGCGTGACGAGTACGTCAACATGGTTACTCAGCGTCTACTGGCTCTTAAGCCAGACTCAGAGGGTGTTGTAAATGCTCTCCCCGTCGCTCCTGTTGCCCAGGAGATTGATATGTTAGCCGCACTAGACAGTTTCGGAGTTTGATATGACACCAGAACAGAAAAAGAAAGCTGATGCCTCCATGGCAGAACGCATGGCAATTCAGGATCAGTTTGACAAGGACTTCAAGACGCTTTTCTTAAGCGTCGGAGTCCCCGAAGATATACTAGACGAAACAATTGACAACGCTAAAGGACACTTTGCATGAGTACGAATGTGATTTTCGAAAACGAATTGAAAGAAATCCTAGACTTTATTAAGTCTCTGAAAAAGATTCCAGTAGAGCAGACCGCTATCTCTTTAGGAGACATTCCTATTGTGGATAGTAATGGCGAGACTCTAGGTAGTGTTAAGTTAGATAGATTCCAACCCGGTGGTCCAGCATGGGCCTTCAAACCAGGAGAACTAGATGTTGAATCATGATGCAATAATTGAACAGCAGTTACTGGACCAGTCATTAGTAGAGGGTATCGAATATGATACCCTCTACGCTGATGACGAAGAATATGATGATGACGCTGGTGATAGATTCCAGTGGTTCAGTGATGATTACTATGTAGAAAGCTACGATGCTTATGAAGAAGAAACGAGACTTACAGGAACAAAGATTGCATGAAACCATACTGGCTGCAAGACTACGAGAAAGACGTGAGAGGAAACAAGCTCTTGCTGAGGGTCGTAAGCAGCGTGCTCAGACGTTTAAATCTAAAAAGGATTACGACAGGAAAGACAAAGGATGGAAACATGATACCTGATGACCCACTAGATAGAGCAAGAATTCTAGAAGAGAAAATTAGACGGGCGTTAAGTTCTATCAATCTTGAACTAGAAACGGTAAGCGTCAATCTAGATGAAGAACATAATGACACACTAAGTCTACGAATTAGAATTCTACCTGAGGCCATCATGACACCTGATGAAGTGAAAGTAGACACCGACTTCCAACAAATAATCAAAGGGTTTAAAGATGAGGGCACAGTTACCTAAAAATACAAATACCCCACAGCAATATCTGAAATCAGATAAGTGGGGTATGCAGCAGAAAATTGATGGATGGAGAATGCTTCTATCCTGCGGTGAAAAGGTTGAGACATTCAATCGTAAGGGTGACCCTCTAGAATGTCCAGAAAATATTGTGGATTACTTTAAGGAGTTCACTACAAGCTGGACATTTGATGGTGAGCTACTGAATGATGTATATTATATCTTCGACCTATTAGAAGTACCTACAGGTAACGTCCAGTCATGGCCGCTGTCCCGTAGGTATGAGATGTTGGAGATGATATCTTCCAAGTTCAATGGCCCTATAGAACTTGTTCCTCTTATCACAGAGAACAAGGAAGAAAAGTTTCATGAGTTTAAGGATGGCCGTAATGAGGGAGTGGTATTCAAACTACTCTCTGCGCCCTACATCAACAAAGAGACTTCCAACTTCTTGAAGTTCAAGTTCATCAGCCAAGTTGATTGTGTTATCCTCGACAAAGGTATTGACAACAAGGACAACTTCCTATTAGGATTGTTTGATGGAGTCGGATTCCAAGAGGTTGGAAAGTGTTCAGCTCTTACTGGTGACGGACCCAATGTAAAGATTGGTGACGTTGTTCAAGTAGACATCTTATATGTCACCAAGGGTGATAGGTTGTATCAACCAGTCAAACCAAAATTAAGATTTGATAAAACCCCACAGGAATGTCTTGTAGATCAGTTAGAACTCTACAGAGCTAACAAGAAAGTCTCTCTACTTCAGAAGGGTGGAGGACCAGGAGGATAGACGGGATGAATTCCATTATCCTTCAACTGGTCCGTTAGCATCTGGATACCAATACGAAGGTCAGCAATGCTTGCTTCTAGATGTGGTATCTTAGCTACTTGTACCTGTAGGTCGTCTAATTGCAGAGCCATTTTAGCGTTCTGCTCAATAAGCGTTTGGTTTTGTTCTTGATATCTTTTATCTGACAGAGCAGACTGGACACGAACCTTCTCAATAAGCTCTCCTGCGGCATGTTGAATAATGTCAGCAGCATCAGCATCTACTTTCTCAACTTCGGCATGGGTCTTTCGTTTATTAAACCAATAGTTAAGTAGAGCCGTTATAGAACCAGAGGCAAAGAGTGCCAAAACTAATACCAGCCAGTAAGGTTGACTGGCGGCAGCTTGCTGTGCTAACATGTAGTACATTATTCATCTACCTCTTCCAATACTTTAGCTTCCAACTCTGTCCATAGTCTTACAGAAGTCACGGCAGGAAGAACCCATACAATTGGCCAAACTATAATAGAAACGCCTCTCATGGCAGATGACCAAATTAGGAATGTTGGATCTAGCAGTAGAAGAATAAGATAACTAACACAGTAGATAAAAGCAAGCCCGGCAATTAAGAAACTTGTTTTCCTAAACCTTGGGATGCCACTCTTATGCGCTTTACGGTTAAAATAGAATGCAAAGCAAGCTCCAAAAAAATTGATCCATATAACGAAGTTCTCGAAGAGAGTTAGATTATCGTTTGATAGGAAATGAATCAAATACATCATCCAATAGCCCCTTTCTCGCCTAGACTTCCTCGTCTATGGAATATATCGGTAATTTTATTAATGAAAGGTGTTCAATAAATGAATAAAGAAGAACTAGAAGTAGGAAGTGTCTATGAAGTTGACGGACGACACTTTAATGTTGGGGTATGGACAGGTGAAGACTTCCGTGGCCCTGCTGTAGAATTTAAACACATAGTCTTCCGACACGAGCGCCATTACGATGATGGATTGCCTGATGGGACCTGTAAACCCCTCAGAAAACTCAATGATATACAGCTAAAGCCTCCTTACGATGGAATGAATTTGCTGAAGCTAATGAAAATATTAGACGACGAGCTACTAGAAAGACGAAACGATGGCTAAAACTTATAAAGTTGAATTAGAATTAACCGCAGATGAGTATTAGAGGAATATTATGCAACAACTGCAATGTGGGCTTAGGGCTTTTTAAGGATGATCCTTCGCTTCTTTATAAAGCCATTACATACCTAAAGGAGAAAGAATTAGATGACTAGAATATTAGTGAGTGGCGATAGTCACGCAGATCGTAGCCATATCCATAGCCTTAAATCTAAAGTTGAAAAGTTTGAATGCGATAGAGTCTTTGTCGTTGGTGACTACGGGTTCTGGCCTCGTGATAAAGGTGGGTTGAAATACCTGAATGATATAGCAGCACTAGACTACCCGGTCTATTTTACCGCTGGTAACCATGAGGATTGGGACATGTTAGATGCTCACGTCGCAGACCCAAACTTTAATGATGAGGGATTTATCGAAGTACACACCAACTCTTTCTATGCTCCGACAGGATTTAGCTGGACCTGGGATGATGTAAAGTTCCTATCGGTAGGTGGGGCATACTCCATTGACCGTAAGCGTAGAGTTAAATTCATTAGCTGGTTTCCTCAGGAAATTATCACAGAGGAAGATGTTGCTAACTGTATGGGAGTCGGTGAAGTTGATGTACTCCTATCGCACGACGGACCTGCTTGTGCAGATCTGAGTTTAGAATTCGCTAGTCAGTACGGTGATATGAGAGAGTTCTGGATCGAAGAAAATACAGAGCTTAATCGGCAGAGACTACAAGTTATTGTGGATATGACTCATCCTAAATATCTTGTGCATGGTCACTGGCACCTCGGTTACAAGCAGAAGATAGGTGATCTGTTTATTCAGGGACTCAACTGTAATGCTAATCCTGATTACTTCACCGTAATAGACACAGACATTATAAACGAAAATAGAAAAGAGCTAACATGAATTTAGGACAGTTTAAACTATTTGTAAGTAATATCCCAGATGAATACAATGGCGTAGAGGTTCTCGGCTCTACCGATGACGAAGGAAATAGTTTCAGAGAATTGAGCGGCATAGGTATTGAACTAGGTAGGGATGATTATGGTGAATGGGAGCTCTTCGAAGAAGGCTACCATGATGAAGAAGATAAAGAAGATTACACAGAAGTAGCGGTGGTATGGTAACAAAATGAATCCAAAGAAAAGCCAGACCTTTCGGGGTCTGGCTTTTTTTGTGCCCAAAATCACCTGAGGGTCCTCTCAGGAACCGGAAACGAGATTCCGGCGATGCGTCTGTGTGCTCGTGTGCGCCCCGCTGCCGCCTCCAGGCACACAGATACATCCGAGGGATCTAGACCGCTTAGAATGGACTCCAGACACCACTCAGAGGAAGATTGGTGCAGTGGCTCTGGTCGACAGGTAATCTTGGACATAAAAAAACCCCAGCCGAAGCTGGGGAATTTTTACGTTAGGGTCAGAGACTCCAAGGAGAAGTTCCTGCTTGTTGATAGAGATGATAAGCGGCCTTCGTATTACATAGGGCGTCATACTTATCATACGGGGTACAGCCTACCTCGTAATAGCGGAAGTTGTGCATTGCCAGAAGCTGGAAACAACCAGCAGCAGTAGATCTAGCATTCTGTGCAGTTGGGGTATTTCTTGATTCCCTTGTCACAATTGACTTAGCCCAAGACTGAGCCGAAGCTGGGAATACCTGATCAATAGCTGAATAGCAGTCTGTTGGACGCTGTTCTGAAGCTATAATCCCCATGAAGTATGCGTTACGCTGATCCTCTAGCGCCTTAATAACAGATTTCTGTGCTAGAGTTGCATCTTCATAAGTCCACTCTTGTTCAGCTTGTTCTAGAGTAAGGGTTTGTGCTGTAGCATCGCCCAATTCTATAAAGAAAAGCTGGCGCTCTTGAAGAGTGCAACTTGATACGGTTAAAGTTAAAACAAATATTGCAATTAAATTTAGTAAGTTACGTTTAAGATATGACATCGGTTTCCTTTCGCCGGTGAATAAAAAAAGTGCCACGGACGCTCTTGTGAAGCGCCTGTGGCACTACCTAAATCATTTCAAATTCAGGATTTTATTATCTGATGAATCCTAGCTTCTGTAACATCATATTCAGATGCTAAAAAATCAATAGATTCTCCAGAGTTATATCTTTGGATAATCAAAGTTCTATCTTCTAGTGGAATTTTGATACCAAAAGATTTGCAATGTCTTTGTTTTCGCATTCGATCTAAAACATTGTCATGATTAGTTCCTAAGATTAGATGATTTGGATTTACACAAGGTGGGTTATCACATGTATGCATGACAAATAATCCATTAGCAATTTCTCCAAATCGCATTTCAAAAGATACTCTATGAGCGCCTTTCGTCTTACCTAAAATTCTAAAACAACCATAACCGTTTGGCCTATTTAAAGAACCCAACCACGGCCAGCAATCTTCTTGGTTTCGGATGTCAACCTTAGCCCAGAATCTTTCAGTTGTTTTAGAATCATACATCCAATCTCTCCATCTCTGGGGTGTGGCTACCCACACACAGTATATTACTATATACTACGTCAAAAGTCAAGTGACATGTGACCTATCACTTGTCAAGTAGTTTTGAAGTCAACCTTGCAAGAATCTCAGGGTTCTCCTCTAGGTGGGCAATAACATTTGGCTTGCCCTGGCCTAGATTCTCACCAGTTGCAGTGTCGGTCATCCATCCACCACCGCCTGAAGTAATGAGTCCAGCCTTGATAGCTAGATCAATGATAGCTGATTCATTGCTGATGCCAGAATCAAAGTAGATATCAAAACTAGCCTTCTGGAATGGTGGTGCAAACTTACTTTTCTTTAGGGTTACCTGTGACACCTGACCTATGACATCTGTTCCCTTAGTAATGTTTCCAGTACGAGCAACCTCCATAGTAGTAGCTGAATAATACTTCAAAGCTTTACCACCGGGAGTAGTTTTTTGTGGAGCAGGTCCATAACCACCGATGTTTTCTCTCTGTTGATTGATGAAAAACAGTATTGTTTCTGATCTATTCTCCATCATAAACTGGTTGATCTTACGAAGCCCCTGGGAAAGAAGCCGTGCCAGTCCAGCAACGTGAGCGTCACCAAAGTCACCAGCAATCTCTGCTTCGGTAGCCATAGCAGCAACCGAATCAATAATGATAGCAGAAACATCATCAGCACCTAGACACATCTCAATGATTTCTAATGTATCCTCTGCTGAATTAGGCTGTGAAACAAACAATTCATCCATATTGACACCGGAGTTCTCAGCCTTCGCAGGGTCTAGAGCGTTCTCCCAATCTATATAGACTACCCTACCATATTTCTGTGCTTGTGCAGCGAACTGAATACCTATAGCAGACTTACCACCGCCCTCAACTCCCCAACTCAGAGCAATCTTTCCCTTGGGTAGACCTCCACGAAGGATATGATCCAGACCTATGATACCAGTAGGGATTCTATCAATATCATAATCCATATCGCTCAAACAAACTAATGAGTTCTCCCCGTGTAGTTTGTTGATTTCCTTTTGGATATCTGTTAAGGAATTATTTTTTGCCTTTACCACGTTCATCCTTTTCTTCGTCATCTGAGAGGTATTCTCTCTCGTAATACGCTTGCATTTCTTTGTGTAGTTTCTTCTTGTCTCTACGCTGTCTTGACCAGGGGTTACCTTCACCCATTTTTACTGCCTTTCTTTTCTTGATTATATTCTTGGAAGAGATGAGCAACATCTCTTTTTAATTGACCATCTGGATCAACGAAGTATTCATTATTTAATTTCAACACTGCCGACCTACTTGTATAAAGTCTCATCGGATACTTTCCAGCGTGAGATAAAACAATACCTTTAAGCTTAGACATATACTTAGTGTCTAAGTGGAATTTCTTTGGTAGATAGATACCGAAGATCTGATCTACAGATTCTCTTTGTTGGTTATCTATTGTAGTACACTCTGCAAGGACATAGTTCTTCTGGTCCCTGTAGTCTCTACCAACTCGCAGCTTCACAAAGGAGATGCCGTCTTTAAAGAGTTGACTCTTAAATTCACTGAAGGATCTAGGGAAGACCACCACGTCAAGAGAACCTGTCTGATCCTCTACAGCTATAGTCGCCATAGCGTCACCCTTCTTGGTGTATTTAATATTGATATCAGATACCATACAGAGTACGTTGTAGACGGTTTTAGAATCTTCCATCTCTTTAATATCTGAGATATTATACTTAGTCTTCCTGTCTGGGAAGCTGTCTAGAGGATGACCGGATACATAGATACCTAACGTGTCCTTCTCCATCTTAAGAAGTTCCATCTCGGAGAATTCTGTCTCTGGTATATTGAATTCAACGACAGACTCTACATTAAAGAGCGAGGTTTGATCCTTGGATATTTTCTTAGCTTCTTTACGAGTTGCCTTAAGAATATCATCTGCTATAGCAGCAATACCTTGACGTGTTCCGAAGGTATCAAGAGCACCAGAATAAGCTAGAGATTTAAAAGCCTGGACGTTAGGATTGAATCTTTTAGCGAAGTCATATAGGCTAGTGAATTCTCCATGAGCTTGACGCTCTGCGATAAGATTGTTAGTAGCACCCTCGCCAAGATTCTTCATGGCGTTGAGTCCAATTCTAATACCGTCTTCCTCTACTGTGTAGATTGTTTGAGAAGTATTAAGATCAGGTGGGTACACCTTCAGACCTAGACGGCGAGTCTCGTTCAAGTAGACTGCGCTCTTATCCATATCACTCATCACAGAACTACACAGTGAAGCCATGTATTCTTTAGGATGATGTGCTTTGAGATAAGCTGTCCAGTATGTGATATAACCATAGCCCATTGAGTGAGCCTTGTTGAAACCATATGAAGCGAAGCCCTCAATCATCTGGAATAGATCACTAGAGAACGATGGTTCATAACCGTTCTCAATACAACCGGAAACAAACTTAGATTTCTCAGCAGCCATCTTCTCTGGTAGTTTCTTACCCATGATCTTACGGAGATTATCAGCCTCAGCCATAGTGTAACCAGCAAATTCTTTACTGATTTCCATGACCTGCTCCTGATAGATAGCAAGCTGGTATGTCTCAGATAGAATCTCCTTGGCAACCTCGTGGAAAGATTTGGCAGGCTGTAAACCATTTTTACGATCAGCATAATCGTAATGCATATTCATAGCCATAGGGCCGGGACGATAAAGAGCTAGCACCGCAGAGATGTCGTCAATAGACGTAGGACGAAGACGTTCTAGTAAGTCTCTCATTTGTGGAGACTCAACTTGGAACACCGCTATACCTTCGCCACGTTGTAGCATAGCATATACTTCAGGGTCATCAAGAGAGATTGTTTCAAGATAATCGAACGGTAGCTTCAATCTTTGTAGTGTGTCAGAGATGACATCAAGATTTCTTAGCCCAAGAAAGTCCATCTTTAGAAGGCCAAGGTCTTCTACAATATCTTTACCATACTGAGTAGTAATAGGTTTGTTAGCTCTACGCTGTAGAGGAATTAATTCACTTAGTGGTTGATCACCAATCACAACAGCAGCAGCGTGGATACCATCTTGACGGACAAGACCTTCTAGTCCCATCGCTGCATCAATTACTTCTCTCACCTGGGGATCTGTGTTATACATATCCCTTAGCTCTTGTGCGTTTTTAAATCCAGACTCATGCTTTGCTTCTTCTTTAAAGCAGGCATAGAGCGGAGTATCAACACCCATGATAAGTGGAGGCATTGCCTTAGCTATCTTATCACCAACAGACCAGTCATAACCCAGCACTCTGGCAGAGTCTCGTACAGCAGTTCTAGCTTTAATTGTATTGAAGGTAATGATCTGTGCAACGTGATCTTCTCCATACTTTTCACGAGTATAGTTGATCATCTTTTCACGATAGCGTGTATCAATATCCCAATCAATATCAGCAAGAGCGATACGGTCAGGGTTTATAAATCGTTCGAAGATTAGTCCGTGACGGATAGGGTCTAGCTTAGTGATACGCAATGCGTAACTAACGATACAGCCAGCAGCAGAACCACGACCTGGGCCTGTGAAGATACGTTCCTTATCAGCAAACTTCACAAGATCCCAGAAGATCAAGAAGTAAGATGATAGGTTCATACTTTTAATAACTGATAGCTCATAAGCAGCACGTTCGTAAACCTCTTGCGAAGGATTGTCATAACGTAGCTTTAGACCCTCCATTGTAAGATGTTCTAAGAAGTCATAGTCACTATCAAATCCCTCTGGAACAGGGAACTTAGGAAGATGTAGAGTATCAAAATCAATTTCTACATTGGCACGTTCAGCGATCAGAAGTGTATTATCGCAAGCCTCTATGGTATCAGAGAATAGACTTCTCATCTCCTGTGCAGACTTTAGATAGTATTGATCATTGTGGAACTTGAATCTCTTAGGGTCAGACATTTTAGATCCAGTCTGACAGCACAAGAGAACATCATGATGTTTGGAATCATGCTGATGAGTATAGTGAGTATCCTGGGTGCAGATTATAGGAGCATCTAACTGCTTCGCTAGATCGACCAACAAAGGATTTGTTCTACGTTGTTCCGAGAGTCCATGATTCATCATTTCAATGAAGAAATTCTCTTTACCAACTATGTCTTGCAGGTGCCCAGCAACAAGCAACGCACCATTAACGTCACCATGAAGTAACTTCTGTAGTACGGGACCACCTAGACATCCAGACCCTACCATAAGACCCTGGGAATGTTCCTCTAGCATGGAGTAATCCGTGCGAGGTTTATAATACATTCCATTCAAGAAGGCATCAGATGATAACTTTATAAGGTTATTATATCCCTCATTGTTCTCAGCCCAAATAGAAAGATGGTAGTATCTTTTGTCACTGCCATCAATCTCACCGTTTTCATTCTCCTGTTTTACAACTTCCTTAAGAAGTCTGTCATCAGAAAAGTAAAACTCCTGGCCCAAGATGGGAGTGATGCCTTGCTTGCGGCACTCTCTATAGAAATCTACTAGACCATTAAGGTTACCGTGATCAGAAATTCCTAGACCCGGCATACCTAATTCTACAGCACGAGCTACCAGCTCAGGTATCTTTGAAGCACCGTCTAGCTGTGAATAACTTGTGTGTGTATGTAATGAAACGAAAGAATCGCTCATTTAAAACCTTTCAATTAATTCTTGTAGAAGCTAAAGTTTAAAAAGTCTTCTGTTGAAATATCTACATCTTTAATGTAATATTCTTTAATCTCTCTCTTCCAAGGCTTCCACCAAATTCTTTTACCAACAACTATAACTTTAACGTCTTGTACTAGGCTATCATCATTCATGGCTCATCCTAAACTTTAGTTCTTCCTCAACCCAATTCATAAGTTCAATAAGAGAAGGATCTGTTTTGCCTGCAACTGTAACTGAAGAATAAGGACCTTCAAGGATCATTGCTTTAAAAACTTTCTCATTTTCTCTATCAATATATGCATATAGACTGTCTTTAATCTCATCAACGTTCGCAACAAGAGAAGCCGACCCACCTTCCCATGATTGTATGTCCCAATTAACTATCATCAGCATCTCTCTCTAACATAGCACCCTTTAAATAGCAACACAAATCTAAAGCTTCTTCATAAGCATCAAGTAACATATCTCTACCATTATCTGTGTAGAGTAAAGTTCCATAAGTATCCCATCCAACATTCTTACGATGTTCTAGGTCTTCTATTACTTGATCTTGAATAGATTTCATAGGTCATTCCTAACGTAAGCTTTTTCGAACTGATCAATATCAGTCAATCCAGTTTTCTTGTTACCAACATGCTTATCGTGCATGTATGGTTCGGCTGTATAAACAGGTCCAAGATACATAGATCTTACTAGTAAACTTAGAACATAAAGTTTACCATTTCTTTTATGTCTCCAAAGATGTGTGTCTCTACCTTTTCTCATCGGTTATCTCCACTACCCTGGATCACACCACGGTTCTTGCGATCCTGTAGCTTCTCAATATTCTTACGAGCTACTGTGTCGAGTTCTAAGCCTAGCTCAGATACTAGACGACCGAGATACCATAGGACATCTCCAAGCTCCTTAGACAGCGCCTCACGACGTTCTGGAGAGACCACGCCATCATGGTCACGCTGTACCTTTTTAAGATGCTCTAGAACCTCGCCAGTTTCTCCACCTAGACCTAGACCACAGTAGCTGAGAGCAGCAACCGTAGCGTCACCAGCCTCTGGGTAGACCGCAGATGCCAAAGTAAGTTTCTGATACTCGTTGAATGTAAAATCTCCATGATCAATGTCTAGTATCTCATAAGGAAGAACGGTTACTCCATCTACCGTATTTAGACCTAGAACAACCTCTTCAGGCTCTTCATACGAATCATTGACATAATCAATATAGGATTCTAAATCTGCCTGGAACTCTTCACCAATCTCAACTTCTATCTTGCTCATTTAATCTTTCCTCTAGTTTATATAGGGTTGTATATCTATCTCCCTTAGTTTCTCTCAACCATACGAGAGCTAGACACAGGGGTTGGAAACGCTTCTTGTCTCCATGTACTGTCTTTAGATGGCAAGGGTCATTACATAACGTAATCAGATTAGACGTTTGGTCTTGCCATTGTTTATTTCGCTTCTCCGACTTGTATATAATATGATGGACGGCTAAGCTGTTACTCTTTCCACATAGTCTACACCTAAAGCAGTCTTTTGTCAAGACAGCATCTCTCAACTCCTGAGATAGTGGCTCTCTGTGTTGGGTGGAAACCTTTTTAGGCTTCGTTTTTGGTTTTTTGTTCTGTGCTGAATAAACACAAGACTGATCGCAGTAACTAGACAGCCCGATACGAATAGCAGAATCTTTGTCAACATAAGTTTTGCATCCACGACATTTGACTTTGCTCAATAGTCCGTGCTTCTTAGCGAGAGGTAGCCGTCGTCTACAAGGTCAGCTAAAGCTTCTTGCAGTTCTACATAAACAATCTGACGTTCCTCTGTGTCACATAACACAACCATCTGCTTTGTAATAGCAACTGTGTCTGCGATGTCACGTTTCTCTTGAAACTGGATAAGAACTTCGTCTTCACCAAACTCGATTCCGGTAACAAAGATTTCCTTACCTGCGATTGTCTCTATAATGCTCATAGTATAGCCTCCTGTGGGTCAAAGCCCAGCTCTTGTTCTTCTTCCGGTAAAACAAAACTTGTTTCTACAAGTCCCTCATTAACTCCTTCAACATGCTCTCCAAGCGTATCGTATACCTGCTTCGCTCTATCTGGGTCTAGAGCTACTAGACCTTCAAGTTTAAAAGTATTGATACGCTTATAGCAGCCCTTGTAATCATCTTTCTTTTTGTGCTGGTCAAACTTAGGTGGACCGTTACGGGCCGTGACCATGAAAGAAACAAGATCGCCAGTGGAAATACTCGCAGCTTCGTCAGGTGTTAAAAGTATTGAACCATTGAATTTGATTTCATACAGTTGAATCTTTTTACCATCAACCGTTTCAAATCCGTCTTCACTTAATTCCTTCATTATATCTCCGTAACTTTGTTCTTATGTCTCAATACGGCTTCCTTCCAACTGTCACCAGCCATTGCGTACTGGCGCTCATCTAGTGCCCGCTCATATAATACATCATCTATGGGGCACATTGCAAGTGTTAATGGAGCGAACTGGTATCTAGCTGAAGCACCTACTCCACCCTGGCGTGACTTTCTAATTCTCTGGAATACCTCGCCACGATTTACCTGCTCTTCACCATCTTGGTTAGCCTGATCTGGATTCCATAGAGTAATGAATACATCTGAAGTCTCTTCAACTGTGCCACCACCACGACCCTCATCCATCTTGGGTTCCTTACCAAAGTCACCTGAACGATTCGCCTGATGAGGAACATAGATCACTGTCTGGAATTCCTTAGCGATAGCTTTGATACCCATGATAGCATTTGTTACCTGATCATACTCAGTACCACCGAAACCTTTGGCATAGTAGCCAAGGTAATCAATACAGATAAGGTCTGGGACACCATCAGTCTCGTAACTGAACTGCTCAATAGAGTCAACTAACTGACTCTCGTTGATTCTGTTCTTGTCTACGATGTGGAAGTTGTTTCCCCAGAAATTAATAGTATCCATAACACTAGAGCCTGGGTGATAGAAATTATGAATACGATAGGCTCTTTCGAACCACTCATTTCTAGTCTGCTCTAGAGACATGTAAAGAATCTTGATGTCTGGATATAGCATACGCATACGCTCAAAGTAGTTAATACTCATAACCGTCTTACCAGAATTATGGACCACAAATTCATTAGCAATAAAATTATGTGGATCATCTATAACCTCAATGTCGTAAGTAACTTCCTCTCCTAAATATTCAATACTAGCAATTTCATCAAGTTCAGTTCTATCTAATACATTATTAGTAAAATAATCATGTATAATATTATGCTCTTCATGAGTTAAAACACTTAAATTTGATAACTCATTATTTGTGTGATCTTCATCAATATGATGGACTACATGAGTAGCTGGGTTTATAAAAGTCAAATTATCAACAGGACCGCTACGGCAATATTCTAGAAAATCTTCTAATTCTAAACCATTAAATTCTGCTTCAGCGATTAATCTATGCAATTGAACCGTACTCTTTTCGGCCAAATTGCCAGGATAAACCTTTCTTTTTGTTCTATAAGGATGGTGATGTAAACCAGATTTAGCTTTATACTTACGTTCAGAAGCGTTAGACTTACCTTTGCCAACATTTACATAAACCATATCACCTGGGCTAAGATCATATAGTTTTACATATCCAATATCAGTTAAGAAGGGATGTTGATTAGTGGCTTTAATTTCCCTCCCTGATACTGTTGAGAGTCTATAAACTTCCTTAACCCCAGAACACCAAGCGTCACTAATCTCAACCAGCCTGACGCTTCCATCGTCTGCTCGACGCTGAATTTTAGTTGGAATATTTTTATCCCAAACCTTGCCTAGTTTTGACTTTCCACCATGAATTTTATATACTAATTCTTCAATTGTTATATGAAAACTCTTACCAGCACGATTAACTATAAGATCAGTATCGCCAGCTAGACAGTTAGTTCTCGCAAGCATTGTAAGAACCTGACCTGGGAGTAGACCAAAACTCATAGCCTCATCTAGACGTGGAATGTTTAACTGTAGTCCCTTAAGATCAGGGTTACCTTCCACCTCTAACCAGCGTTCATAAGCCTCTTCCACAGATACAAGAAGACCGCCCTTAGACTTACGCATAAGGTATTCAAAGTCATCTCTTTCCTTGCCGTACTTAACGTAGTAATCGTTGACATCAATTCCCTTTTTAGGAAGCTCAACAACTCTAGTGCGTGGACCAAGACGTGAAGCTAACTTCTCAGCACCAGCCTTGCCAGCTTTATCCTGATCAAACAGGATATAAATTCTCTTCGCTTCGTCTAGATACTCTTCCCATTCATCCTTGAAGGTCATAACCCCTGGGAGTCCTATAGCTGGGTAGCCCATTTGCCATAGTGTTAGCTGGTCTATCTCACCCTCAGCAGCAGTAACGGTTTCCTCACCTATCAAGGTATCAATACCATAGGGGATTGGAAGTGGACCGGGAGTGCTGCGAGTGATTCCACCTATCTTTTTACCTCTTAAGGAGATAGCTACGCCATGCTCTAAGTAGGGGAAGATAATCTCGTTCTTGAAATGATCTTCACCATATTTATTGACAAGGCGAGTAGACTGAATATCTTCAGCCGTGAATCCTTTTTGGAGTAGATGATGTACTAGCCCTCCATCAGCCCAACCCACTCTAGCCTGAGTAATTGTTTCATCAAACAATCCACGCTTCTCTGTGAGATACTTATATGCTTCTGGGTTCTCTAGTAATTTGTCCTGATAGTATCTAGCGGCTACCTCAACAATTGGATTGGAGGTAAATACATAGTCGTTCTTGATTGGAGCATCACCGAAATGCTCTCTAATAGTATTGATTCCACCTTTAGCTTGGCACAAGAAACAGAAGAAGACGCCATACTTTTCTTCATTAGATTCATCTACGTTTATGTATAGTCTTCCCGCTTTGTTTGTGTCTTCGTCACAAAAGAAACAATGTGTGGAAATGTGATCACTGCCTCTTTCTCTTATTTTACATTCTTTTTCTTCCAGATACTCTCTGATATCCAACGTAATCCTTCCTAAATGTTAGATGGGATGCCACCGAAGCAGCATCCCATCATTACAATACAGCTAACAATGGGTAAAGAAGGATCAGAAGATATCTGATGCGTCAGTATAGCCTGTAGCGTTGAGTGAGCGAAGAACCTCTCTCACGCTGTTCTTGGCTTCACCTGTCTTGCTATGGAAGTAGTAATTGATGCGTAGGCGGCAATCAAAACCAACAAACTCTTCTAGCTCATCTGTATCGAATACAAATGTCTCTGGTAGTTTGTCGAAACCAGTTAGTTCCTGTAGAACGATACGAAGCTTTGTTCCTTCCTGGCTGTTGAGTTCAGCGAAAGGTGCTTCTAACCAGAACCAACCCTTAGTGATAGACTGATCAATCAATCTAAAACCAATGTTGATTTCGGCATCGTGCTTTTTCCAGGCAGGCCAAGTTTTACCCTCTGCCTCAAATTCTGCCTTACTACGGTACTGCATACGAGCAACCTCTGCCTCGTAAACACCTTCCTGAATTGCGGGGAAGTCATTACTTGACTTCTGTTTGAATCCTGTAGCGGAATCTGTTGGCTCTGTGTTATTTACTGTTAATGCTGGCATTATTCTCCTTATTGTGTTTGTTTAAAGTCTCAGTGGACTCATTGTTGTTTTAGCATTTTTGCTATCTTGTCCTGCTTAGACATACCGGGTACTTCCGTATCCTTATTTGGTGCATCTGTTACAGGTTCTAGAAGATCAACTTCCAGAACTTTTTCATCCGATTTCTGGATGGAGATTTCTCTTGACTTTAAGAACTCTGAGAAATAGAACTCAGAGAAATTAGGTAGCGAATCTGTCTTGTCATTTACCCAAGGGTACTTAACTGATGGACGTGTTCTGAGGAATGTTTTCTCTTCGAACTCACTCTCTGGTTCTACTGGACCACGACGTTCTAGGAACAGAGCGTAGTCTACATAGTTATAAATCTGGTTAGCAAAGCTACCGATGACACTAGGCTTAACAACTAACTGCTCTCCATCATATCCACCCACGTCTTTGGTTCTGGATAGATAAAGGATGTGGACAGGTAACTCGCTAAGTGACTCAAATATTCCATTCATCTTAGCGCCAAGCCAGTTCCAGTCTTCGTTTTTGACGTTCCAGGGATCACGTTTCTCAGCAGCAAATCTCTGCTTGAAAAGAATATCTTGTAGGTCTTCAACCATATCAATGACTAGAGTGTCAGTTGTAAATTCGCCCTTGTCTAGAGCAACCTTCACATTAAACAGATCATTCTCATTTGCGATCTGGATATAGCTTGATTCATTTCTAGCTAGGGTCGTTAGGTTTTTACCTGTAGTAATAAAGGTTGGGTTTGGGAATGTGGTTGCGTAAGATGTTTTACCACTTCCTGTATCTCCGACAATCAGTGCTCTAATGTAAGGACTGAATTGATCGGCTCCTGCTTTTTTGATTACTATTTCACTCACTTCTAAGTTTCTCCAATACAAATTCTCTGGCGGCAAGTTCCGCCTCTACATAACTATTATAGCACACCGGAAGAGTAATTGCAAGTTCTTCTTCCAAAAATATATTCACTTCGTAATTTCCATTTGAAACGTGAATGTTCTTAGGACGCATATTCAGTTGTATGTTGATCTGTTTTCTACTCATCAGCTTCAAAATACATAGGACAGATATCCTGATAGGGGCACCATACACAAGTGTTCTCATTGATTGCTGGCACGAATACCTCATGCTCAACCGCACGAGCAACCTGCTCACAGACTCTATATAACCTAGCATAGTCCTTCATAGAACGAGGACCAACATAGATTTCTTCCTGCTTCTTCAGGTCATACCAATAAGCTTTACGCTCAATGCTTTTGTAGTGTTCATATAATTCTTCACCATTCTCAAAGCCAGCGTATTTCCCTGGTTCGTCTGGGTGTCCGCACCAGAATTCCTTCTGATGTGAAGCCCACTCATAAATAGTATTGCCAGTAAAATAAACTTGGCCATTTCTTCTGGCATACCAAGTCTGATTCTGAGTCCTTGGGCACCAAACAATGCCAGTATAATTCACATACTGTTTTTTCTTTTTAGAAGGAACATATAAGTTATCTTTTTCCTTTAAAGAAAGTCTCCAAAATTCCCATCCATTATAATCTCCATTACTTTTAATATTCTCCTTAGTTAAAGATGTTCTAATACCAACAAGTGAACAAGCCATTTGAAGTACATCTAGTCTAGCCTTTTCTTTTTGAGTTATAACTCTATAATTCTGCTCACTTCCATCTGCTAATATTGATGTATCAATAAATAAATGCAACTGTTTAAAGGTTAAGGAGTTTATAAAATTATAATCAATAATTTTTAATTTCATATTGTAAAAGTATTTATATAAATCTTCTGAAGCTGACTTATTAAGATAAAATCGACTACAATCAGAATCTTTGGATTCTCTCCATGTAGAATAAATTTTACCTCTCAATGATTCAGATTCTGGACCATAAATCTTTTCTAGTAATTGTCTTATCCTTAATACATTCTCTAGATTGACAGTCTCAGATTGAGAGAAACAGAATGTTCCATCTTGACGTAGATTTCCTTCTGTCCAAATCCATGCCAGAAGTTCCACAAGCTCATCCGAGTAGAGTGAGTCAAAGGGCAAATTTTTTACTAAAGCAGAACCAATAATCCTATCATCACAATACAATTCATCAGACTCTTTAAACCTCTTTTCCTTACGCCAACCTTTTTTACTTGAGATAGTGTGAATTACGGGCCAACGATGGTTTTTAGTTGTAAGAGAAGAATGTCCATAACCCTCAAAAGAAACTAATTCTTGGTTTACTGCATCAAATGTATGTACATCTATTAACGGTTGCCATTCTCCTTCACCCGTCTCATGATTAATAGTTAAAACTTCTTCGCCTATAGTTAATTCATTGTAAGTTTTCCAACCTCTTCTAGTTAAAATTTCCGTACTAGGATCAACACAGAACTGGATATTCAAATGTAAGGCATCCATGATAGGACGCTTACCAGTCTTTAAGTCTACGATCTTCATAAGGGAATGATCGTGACTCAGCTCTAGAATGTCCACAATACCAGAAATCTGATGCTCTCCGAAGGGAACCATGAATCTAAATTCAGAGGCTACAACATCTGTAGTGGACCACTTACGCTGATCAATATAGTCAGCTATCATCTTTGGTCCCTGGTCCATGTAGCTAGTGAATGAAGTCATTCTATTCCAGTAGTCTGGCTCATTGTTATTCATATAGTTTCTGAATACTTCTACTGCCTCATCTAAGCTTTTACCCTTATGATAGGAGTCAATAGCCTCATGAACCGCTGAACCATACACTGCTGCGGAACCAGATGACTGAGGTATTTTATCTATGTAACCGAACTTCGCTTGTAAGCTACAATCCATCCACGTCTTAAGTTGACTACTACTAAACTTGATCAGCTTCTCCCTCTGCTAGATTTTTAATTAAGTATATTATTTCTGCGTCACTAATATCTAAATTTCTTACGATCTTAGCAAAGACTTCTACTGTGGGCATTACCTGCCCCTTCTCCATCTTGGAGATATATGATAGAGATAGGTCAGAAGCAGAGGATAGATGACGTGCAGATACATCAGATCTTTCTCTTAAGAACTTCATCAATATTGGGAACTCTTTCACTCTTTACACCTTATCATTAAATACCAATCTTTGTTGACAACCCGCACACTCCCAAAACTCTCCATCATAAAAACCACCATGCTCAGATAAGTGAGCGCATGTTTGTTTGAATGAGAAAGAATCGGGCATGGGGTTTAAGCTTTTAATATCAATAGAGACTCTATCTTCTAGATCGTCTAACTTGTCACGAGTAGTCCACCCTGCCAAAAGGCCATCAGAGTAAACTATAACTATATCCGAGTAAGGATGCTTGATGTGAACAGATCTGTCTCTCAACTGACCGTTCATGACCCTCACAGTGCTAGAACCGTCAAGGAAAAACAGACCATGATTATCAAAATTCCTAACTGAAACATCAAGATCATACTTGTTGATGATGTTCACAATCAGATCAATATCTGCCTCTGTTGCATTCTTTAATCTTTTGGCAAGCTTTTGTTTTATCTCCATACGTCTATTATAGCACAACCCTGTCACAAAATCAAGACATTAATACACCAGTTAGCTGAACAACGAAACCTGTGTGTCCAGAATCAACGGCACTCATGATAAATATTTTATCATATGGAGTAACCACAACATTATTCATCCAGAAAACTCTTTTAGTTTGAGTAGCCGCTAGACTAATCGTACCTAACACAAATGGGTCGGGTACAAGAGGTTCCTGTTTGAGAATACTAATAACAGCAGTTGCAGTTCCAGCGCCGCTAGCAGAGATAGAAGCTCTCTGAAGCTCCATTGTAGAAGTGGGATACCAGTAACCAGAAACACCAATCTCTAACTCTCCAACGAAAGAAAATGGAGGAATAACAGCCGCTCTAGGATCTCTTTTATTTGACTGAATAGGGTTCTCTACTTCTGTAGCTATATATCTTGTCATTTTAGTCTCTTTCCATTGGGCCGCTGAAGGCTATGCCGGTAGCAGTAGCAACAACAATAAAGCTGATAGTCTCTGTTGACTCAGAAGAGATAAGAAGTCTCGCTCCTTTGTAGAGTCTTGAACTTGGGAGTCTTTCTGATGCATACCATTCATCAACTGAACCAGCAAACACTGGCATCTTACCAGTCGCAGGTGTAGATTGCATCTCAAAACCGAAGTTAATACTGGGTAGTTGAGCATATCTACATGGAAACATGAAGTCAGCGTAGGCTTCACCAGCGTTATTGATCTTAATTCTAGTGGTACATACGGTGACATCAGCAGCAGTAGACTGTAGATCATTTCTACGAATCTCTAGTGATCTGTTTAGTCTACGAAATTCTTCTATACTTCTCATACTTCCTCCTATCCTGCGATTATAGCGTTCATAGCAGTTTTCTCTGGGTCTTCGTCTATGTTACATTCACCGAATGTAAACAAGCATACATAAACTGGTGGGCTACTTAGACCGCTTACGAAGTTAGCGAATTCCACCATGTAATTTGCACGGTCAGTTGAAGTGTAAGATGAAACTCCTAGTGAACCCATCTCTGAATGGAAACGTGCAGTACCCATCTCGGCAATTGACCAAGGTTTACCAACAGAGTCGGAGTATTCCATAGCGGCAACAATGTTGTCGGCATGAGTTGTTGCGTCCATATCGACAGTAGCATTGATAGCGTGGATATATCCATGATCATTAGGGTAGGGGTCCCAAGCGATGATATCGTAATCGACCAAACTTAAGTCTAGCCAATCTTCAATATCTCTACCACTGCTAGGATTCAATGTATATGTCATCATAACAGGAGCGCTATAGAACTTACCTACACCTTCCGCTGTAAGCTTTCTACAGATTCTAGTAACCTCGTTTAAAGCTCGACGGAAGTTAGAGGCAGAAGCCATCCAAGATTCATCAAGATCATTTTCCGGTTCGTGCCATACAGTCACATATGTAACCTGACCAGCTACCTTACCTTTACGAAGATAGTTTTCCAAAGCGGTAGACCACAGAGAAACTGAACCAGAAATATTTGGCTTGAAACTTAGATGCACTGGTAGTTCCGGTGCCCAGGGGCCACCACCTACAGCCATTGTACTTACTTGTGGAATGTCACCAATGAAGTGTCTCCAAATCTCTGGTTCGGAATAACCATTTGCGATTCGCTGAGAGATAAGATTAGTTGAGCTAGCTGACCAACCGAACAGCACGTCTGCGCCTGGGACAATCTCAAAATCAGGATCGCTAGGCTCTGGAATTGTGGTTACCTCTTCTGGCTCCGCAAGATCAACATCAAGGAAGACTATCGTATCGTCAACAGTTGAGACAACTGTTCCGTCGCCAACGAAAGCTAATCTTAATCTACCCATTCCTCTATTAGTTGGAGTGCCTGTAATGGTATATGTATATTCTTCCATACCAGCGTTTCCTAGAGTTCCGATTGTCAAAACTTGACCATGAGCGTTAAGCTGTTCAGCAAAAATAACATCAGAGCCAGAGAAGATTTCTATGAATACATTCTCACCAAGATTAGACATAACATCTACCTTGATTCTAGTATTGTTGATAATTCCAACAGTTCTGAAGGTGCCACTGAATGACCAGTTAGAAACATCTCCATAAGAGATGTGTAATGAACTAGCAATATAATCAGCTAGGAGTTGGTGACCCAAAGCAGATGGATGGATCTCATCGACAATGTAATCATCGAAGTTTGTTGCATCTGTATTACTCATAAGAGTATCAACAACATCTCCCATATGTAAGAATCTAATGTTCCGTGATGCAGCCGCTTCTTTCGCAGCCTGAGCATAGGAATCATATTCGATTTCTGTTGGAGCGGGGTCAGTCTCTCCCGAAGGATAGCCAGTCCACGGCCAAGGGAATACAATAAGCTGTCTACCGGCAGGGTAAGAGTCTAACAAGGTCAAAAGATTCTGTGAGAAGTCATTTACAGATACGCCAGACAAAGATGTATTCTGGTCATTAGCGCCAATGAAGATTACAAGTGCGTCTGTAGATTCTGGATCTACAATTGGATCATCTACAAGGTCTTGCGTTGTGTAACCAGACATGGCACCGTTCTTAACCGTAACAACAGTTCCAGAATCTTCAAGAAGGTTAGGCCATCTATCCCCAGTTAAACCATTCAGAGTAGAGTCAAGATATGATAGCGAGTCACCGAGAACAATCATCTCTGGTATGGCAGTGATTTCAGTCACGCTATTATCGAATGAACCAGATGCAGTTATCAAAGACTCATCCTGACCACCACCACCTGTCAGACCTCTGTTAGTTTTGGCTTGCCAAGAGTTAAGGTTATCTGAAATCACAGTGTAAACATATTCAGATGGTTCATCCTCTGTCTTGATAACCCAGTTATCAGCACTACCCATCCAGTGAGTTCCAATGCTCATAGTATAAACACCAGTATCATTATCTAGATTAGAGTCAATAGAGTTGACTAAATGAATGAATGTTTCAGATGTGTTTCTCTCGACAAGTCTTACTTGGTCATTAACTGAGATGGCGGGGTTACCCACAACGGTAACATTACCGCTTCTGGAAGCGAACCAAGAATGAAGGCCGATAAGCTCAGCCATTAGCTTACGCTCTTGTTCATTCTCAAATAGTTGGGAAATCCAAATCGCTGTACGCTCAATTCCACGCATGGTGTTAACTCCACCAGCTACAGTTTCAAGAGAATGTGGTGGAGTGTGAATAATGTAACCGGTTCTAGATGGGTCTTTAGGATCTGGTATATCTGTACCAATAATTATTTCAGAACGCTTGTCAGTAGATGATAGAGTCACAGAGTAACCCATAAGATCTTCTTCTTCGTGCAGAATTGGGATAAAAGGAATGGCCCCAACATCTCCCTCTTCTACACGTACACCAGTTGTCTCATCAACGTAGATTTCAATACCATTCTCGTCAAAATTACCAGCCTTCCACCAGTTTGGACTAGCGAAGATAGCAGCACCACTTTCATCAATCCTAAACTCGTAACCAACAACTTCAGCAAGCTCTTTAATAACATCTATTAGAGTCTTCTTGTCGAACTTATCGCTACTAATAATAGTGTCAGTTATGATGCCAGTAGATTCAAGGTTACCAAAAACACCTGGTTCTTCTGTGTCTAGAAGATCTGGGTCATAGAACGTCCAGCCACCCCAGCGCAGGATATCGGCTACAATATTTTTATAGTCACCATTAAAGTTTCCATCATGCCATTTGATACCCGTTAATCCATCGTAGCCAGGAGCTCCCCAGAAGTCAGCTTGATAAGGCACTACCTCACCCGAAGCTTTCAGAACCCAGAAGCCGTCGCCTGAAGGATCGCGAGCGAGTCCCCACATAACGTCACGGAAGAAGCTAGGATCAAAGTTATCTGCATCATCGAAGATAACATTCTCTGGGGAGTCTGCTCTAATGGCATCAAACACATATGGATTCTTACCAAGTTTTTTAGCATCACCAAAAGAGGCTACACGACCAGAACCAAATCCGATCCAGTAACCATCTCCTGAAGGAGTTGATTCAATACTGGTTGCCCATTCTAAGTTTTGAAGCTTGAACGTGCCAGCAATCTTTGAACTTAGATATGTTCTATTCTTTAGCTGTCCCTTTGTTGTAACATCACCAAAGGCCCAAACTTGTCCAGAACCAT